TCAGTTGGTATTTCTATTTTAGGTGGTAGCAAAGCAGACATGAGAAAATGGGAAATTGAATCTGCTATGTCTACATTACAAAGAGCTTCTGAGATTCAAAAGAATGCTAAGTTAATGTCTGATGTTAAAAAACTAGCAGCAGAAAAAGCTAAAGAATTTAACAGTATAGCTGCTGGTAAAAAGTTTTAATAATGGTACAGGCAAAAACTAAGAAAGTAAAAGTTACTGCCGGTGGTGAAAAACATGTAGTTTATAAAAAGACTACAAAAAAAGGAGAAGGAAAGGTTGGAAACATAATGGTCAACCATCCTACTAAAGATAAGGGGCAGTGGGATACAATAGATTTGACTGAAAAAGGAAGAGCAAAAACTGTAGCACAAGGAGTAGCTGCTACAAAGAAATGGCATAAGGATAATCCTAATTACGAATATAAGGGTAAGGGATTAACAAAAAAGAAAATGGGCGGTACTGCTAAAAGCTGTTGGCCTGGTTATGAAAAAAAAGGTACTAAAACAATGTATGGTAAAACATATAATAACTGTGTAAAAAAGTAAAGTAATGGCAAATAGTAGAGCACAACAAGCAGCAATAGCTATTTCAATGAAAAAAGCTGGTAAAAAACCTAAAAAGAAAATGTCTAATGGTGGAGAACCTGGACCAATTGATGGTATTAAAAAGTTTATAAAAGGTAAATTTGAAAAGTATTCACCAAAATTTAATTTTAAAAAATTAAATAGACTTGAAAATAAAATAGAAAATAATAAACCAATGACATCTGGTCAAACAAAGTATGTTGATTCATATATTGATGATCAGATAATAAGAGGATTGTCAAATAGAAATATTGAAAATAATCAAACAAATACAAATACTAAAAGTAAAAGTAAACAATTAAAAATACCAAAAGTTAAAATTAAATCTAAGGTAGGTGGTAGTATTAAAAATACAAAAAAGAAGTAATGGCAAAGTCTCCAGCATGGCAAAGAAAAGAAGGCAAGAATCCAGAAGGAGGTCTTAATGCTAAAGGTGTTGCTTCTTATAGAAGAGCTAATCCAGGAAGTAAACTTAAAACAGCTGTTACTACTAAACCATCTAAACTTGATCCAGATAGTAAATCTGCAAAAAGAAGAAAATCTTTTTGTGCAAGAATGTCTGGTATGAAGAAAAAACTAACAAGCTCAAAGACTGCTAATGATCCTAAATCTAGGATCAATAAGTCTTTAAGAAAGTGGAATTGTTAATTTATTATATATAATACTATGAAAACTATGAAGACTTGTAAAATGGGTTGCGGCAAAATGAAAGCTGGTGGTCCTGTTAAGAAAGTAAAGAAGATGGCTAAAGGTGGAGCTACAGATTATAACTATGGTATTCCATTAAATGGCTTACCAATGCGCCCTACTAATGGTAACACAGATATTTCTAAAAATCAAATGGGAACTAACCCTACTATGAAGAAAGGTGGTGCTATTAAAAAAATGGCTGCTGGTGGATCACTTAAACCAGTTCCTCCAGGAAAAGTTGGATTGTCTAAATTACCAACAGCTGTTAGAAATAAAATGGGTTACATGAAAAAAGGTGGATCTAAAAAGAAATAATTATGTGTAGCTTTAGAAATAAAGGTAAAGTAAAAAAGTAAAGTCATGGCAACTAAAAAGACTACTGCAAAGTTTGGAGCATCTGTAAAAGTACAGAGAGGATATCCTGGTAAAATTAGATCTGCTAAAGATCAAGGTTATACTCCTATAGGTAAAAGAGAACCTGCAAGAACTAAATTTGATAATGGAGGAGCTTTAAGTGATAAAGCACCAAAAGAAGCAAAGATGAAGTTTTATTCTCCAGATGGTAACTACAAAACAGTAGTTAAAAAAAATTATGGTGAGCCTGAAAGAGATAAGGAAACAAGAACTTTAAAAGGAGTTTTAAGAGGAGTTCCAAAAACTTCTACGCCCCCAGTACCTGTTGAAGATAAACCAATATTTAAAGCTAAAAAAGGTGGGTCAACTGATAAGAAGTGGATTCAAAAAGCAATTAATCCTGCACATAAAGGATATTGTACACCTATGACTAAACCTACTTGTACTCCTAAAAGAAAAGCTCTTGCAAAGACTTTAAAGAAAATTGCTAAAAATAGATAGTAATGTTAAATAGTACTATAACTGTAAAGATTAAAGATAATTCAGCTTCTCATGGTTTAACTAAAGAGGAAAAATTAAAAGCTTATAGTAAAAAGTATTATGAATTAAATAAAGAAAAAATAAAAGCAAGAATAAAAGAAAGTAGCAAAACAGAAGATTTTAAACAAAAAAGAAGGGAACTTAATAAAAAAAGAAAAGAAGCAAACAGAGAAATTTATTATAAGAAAAGATATAATATTACACTAGAAGAATATAACAGAATGTTAATCTTACAAAATAGTCAATGCGGAATATGTAAAATTTCAGAATCTGAAATTAAACATGGAAGAAATAAATATTTTGCCGTTGACCATTGTCATACTACAGGTAAAGTAAGAGGATTATTATGCTATAAGTGTAATTGTATTCTTGGATTTATAAATGATAATACTGAACATTTAGCCAATGCAATTAAATATTTAGAAAATGCTTAATTCAACAATAGTAATTAAAATAAAACAAAGACTTAATAAATTAGATTCTCAAGATTATGATAATATTGAGTGTTGGATGGTGGTCGAGGCATTTAATAAAGCCCAAGTAGAGTGGTCTAGAAGACAGTTACATGGTATTAATATAACTAAGGAAGGTGATGAGCAATCTACCCGGAGAAAGGATGACTTACAAGTTCTTCTTAATAAAACTACTATAACTAATTTAACAGATAAAGGAGATTATTCTTTTTTAAGCATTCCCGGAAATTATCTTCAGTGGAAAAGAGTAGATGTCTATGCTCAAAAAGATTGCTGTGATAAAAGAAGAATGGTAACATATCTTGCAGAAGAAGGTAATGTTTCAGTTCTTTTAAGAGATAAACTAAAACAACCTAGTTTTCAGTGGGCAGAAACATTTGTTACACTTATAGATGATAGAATCAATGTCTATACAAACAATGATTTTAATGTATCTGAAGTAGACTTAACTTATTATAGACAACCTAGAAAAATCCAGATACAAGGTTGTGTTGATCCTTATACTAGTGTTCAATCTCCAGCAAACATAGAATGTGAATTTAAAGATGATATAATTGAAGTAATAATAGATGAAGCAGTAAGCATACTTGCTGGAGATATTGAATCTGGAAATCAATTCTCTAGAGGTACTGATACTGCAGAAAGAAATAACTAATAATGGAAACAAAATCTAGACTTTTAAAAAGAAATCCTGAACCTGCTAGAACAATATCTAGACCACAGGTAACAGTAACTCAACCAAAAGAAGAACCTGCAAAACCACAACCAACTCCTGATGCAGGTGTTGGCGGTAGTTCTTTAGACACAATGGTTGCTGCATGTGCAGTAGAACTAATGAATGCTAGAAATAGTTTTCACAAACTGCATCTTAAAGTAACTGGACCTGGCTCATATGCTGCTCATGTTGCTATCGGAGATTTTTATGATGGTTTACCAGGTCATGCTGATACTTTAGTTGAAGGTTATCAGGGTGTTGCTGAGAAAATTTTAACACTAAAAGATGTTGCTCCAAGAACATTAGATGATGTTTCTGACGGTGTTGCTTATCTAAGAGATATGTATGCAATGATTAATAAATTACAAGGCATGCTACCTTATTCTGAGATTGTAAATAACTTAGATCTAGTAAAGGATGCAATTAATTCAACTAAATACAAATTACTTTTCTTAAAATAATTTGTAAGATTAAAAACTTTTTACTATATTATAGTATATATATGTTTAACTAAAATTTAAAAAAATGGCTTATTTTAATCACGCGTTTAGAAAAACGTTTTTGGCAACAGGAGACACTATTGGTCCTGTAGCTATTACTAACCCATCCGGTGGGTCAGTAGGTAATGCTAGTGCAACTGGTGGTTTTTTGGTAACTGCTTCTCGCCCTACTTACACATTAAATCAGTTGGCTGCTGCTGCAACTACTTTACATGGTAATCTTGAAAACAACTATGTTGGTTGGTTTGATCCTAAAACTAATCTATCAGTTGTTCCTAGTACTGCTAGTGAATGTTGTCCTCTTTATCTTGCTGGATCTACTATTTACTGTAAAGATAAAGTTAGCCCATTCATTGGTGGTTATCAAGAGACTAACAAGTCTAAAGTTGTTAATCCTAAGTATGTATCTAGATTTTATGATGTAGAGCCTTGTACTCCTACTAACAATGTAGTACACGTTGGTTCTACTTATGCTAGTGCAGGTGGTGGTGTTCTTACTTTAGATCCTGCAACACTAGTAGGTGGTACAGGATACACAAATGGTACTTCTACTACAACTGTAACTGGTGGTACTGGAACTGGACTTATTGTTGAAATTACAGTTGCTCTTGGTGTTGTAACAGCTGTTACAGTTTTAAGCCCAGGAAAAGATTATACTATTGGTGATACAGTAACTATTGTTGGTGGTAATAATGACGCTACTATTGATGTATTAACTGTTACAACTGCAATTGCTCCAGTTATTTCTGGAACTAACTGTTGTAAAGAATTCTTGTGTGGTGAGACTTACTATCTTCGTTTAGATGTTAAAGGTTCTCCTGCTCTAAGATTCTTAAATCACAATGCATACTATATTGCATCTGCTTATACAGGATGCTGTCCAGCAGGAGCTATTGCTCCAACTGCAGTAGATTCTACTGAAGTAATGATCCTTTGGGCTAATGATCTATTAAACTCTCCAATTGTATCTCCATTCTTCCAAATTGCTATTCAGGATGAGGCAGGTGTTATCTGGTATGCTCCAGGAACAGATGCTACTTTCTTAGCTTCAGTTGGTGCTGACACTTGGAATAACTATGTATCTCCAGGACATACTCCAGGTGCATGTGCAGGTTTAATTCTTAATGGTGCTTATGTAGATACAAGATTTGGAGATTGTACTTTCCAAATTTCTGATTTCTATGAAGTACAACCAGTTAACTTGTATCCTTCAGAAGTAGATCTTAATGGAGATCCTTGTCAGTTTGAAGGTCTTTGTGTAGTTAATGAGTGTCTTGGTAGCCAAGCAATGGGTCTAGGAGAAACAATTCTTAGAGATGTAATTCTTTCTGAGTCTTACAGACAAAATTTCTTCTCTTCTGATTTCAGAATCAGGGAAATTACTCAAGGTAATCAAATTGTAAATGCTGTTAACAGACAAGCACTTTACTACAATGTGTTCTTACAACACAGTGTTCCAAGATTTAACAATCCTACTGGTACATTTGATAATGATCAGTATTTGTTACAAGTTGTATTTACTAATGTAACAAGCGGTACTGCATTTGTAAATGCTACAGAAGACTGGTTAGATAATTGTGGAGTTTGTGAAATTGAAGTTGGTTTAAATGGATTTAATTGTGAATCTACATGTTCTGCAATTGCATTCCCAGCTCTTCCAGCTCAGTGTGGACTGTAATTAATTAAAGTTAATAAATAAAAAAGAGGAGAGAGAGTTTATACTCCTCTCCTTTTTTTATAAAAGAAAGTTATGGCAAATCATGTATTAAGTCTAGAGGTGCCTCAAGTAATGAATGAGTGCATATTTAAAATATTAGATACAAGTGTGTATCAAACTGCTAATCCGGCAATACCTGTAGTTTGTCCTACACTTAATATTACAGTTCCTGGATTTGGTTACTCTAATCAAATAGATGCAACTAACTTCTATAATGATGGTTTTATAACACTTACTGCATGTGATTTACAGTTACAAACTGTAGATTGTGGAACTAAATATTATAATCTACCTGATGGTATATATATTATTAAATATAGTGTATCCCCAAATGAAACAGTATATGTAGAGTATAATCATTTGAGAATTACACATGCTTTAAATATGTACTACAAAGTTCTTTGTGATGTAGATTTAGCAGCTTGTGATCCACCTTTTAAAGTTAAAGAAAAGTTGGAAGCACTAAGACTAATTTTTATGTATTTACAATCTGCAAAATCTAAAGTTGAATTTTGTTTAGAGCCACAAAAAGGAATGAGTTTATATAATTATGCTATTAAGCTTTTAAATAAACTATCTTGTACAAATTGTTAAACCAAATAAAAACCAATAGTTATGTCAGTATGTTCAAATTGCAAAGCTAAATTATCATGTGGATGTCAGAGAAAAACAGCATCAGATAAGACACCAGTTTGTAGTAATTGCATAGGTCAATATGAAACAAAACTTAAAGCTCAAAGAGGAAAAGAAGATTTAAAGAAATTTATTAAATAATGGCAGCACCAGTTTATTTTAGGTTTGAATCATGTTGTACTGGAGAAGTATTATACTTTCAAGGACCTACAAATCCAGTAGATATATTTTGGACAGGAATATTTCCAACACTTCCTACTGTACTAATATATGATCCAGGAGGAATATTCGGACCTAATTTTGGACTAACATCTAAATCATGTTACTATGTAACATCTGAAGTAGGTGATGGCTCTGCATATCCAACACTGCTTTCAGGTTGGATGAGTACAACTGATGCAAGAAGAGACTGTTTAGTAGATGGTGAATTATTTGTAGAATGTAAACCATGCCCATGTTACTTGTTAATGCCATGTGATGGTAGCATAGCTCCGTTTGTAACAAATTATGATTTATCAGCATATCTTTATTCAGTTACTGGTCAGAGTGTTACTTTTTATGCTTCAGATGAGTTTCCAGAAATATGTGTGCAGGTATTGCTTGCACCACCAAATTTGCAATGCCCTGTAGAGCCTTCAAGTCCATTGTATTATAAAGAAGATTGTGAATGTCCTTGCAATTGTTATACTGTAATAGCAAACTCTAAAGATTGTTATTATGTGGATTGTGATGGTAATTTTCAAACAACAGGTCCTTTAACTGGAACATTGAAAGAAATACCATGTGCATCTACAACACCATGGATTGAAGGTATTGTACCTAACTCAAAATTTGAAATAATTAATATTGGACCATGTATAAATGGAGAATGTCCAACACCATGTTATAAATTAGTAGATTGTGAAGGAATAAAAGATCCTATATATACAACAAAACCTTCACTAGGTCAATATGCAATAATTGGTCAAATAGTTAAAATTCAAGGTTATGACACATGCTGGATAGTTGCAGATACAGAAGAATGTGAATGTGCAATAGATGTTGTTGTAACTTTCACATACAATGATTGTGAAACTTGTAAAAATCCAAGTAAATATAAACTTACTAACTGTGATGACTCAGGAACAATTGTATATACAAGTTCTGATTTAAGTCCTTTTGTTGGACAAGTAATAAGAAGAGGGGAATGTCCAGGTTGTTGGTTAGTAGAAGAAATAGAATATATTCCATCTGATGTTGTAGTAACTGTATCTGCAGCATTTATAGATTGTGAAGAGTGTGGTAGAGAATATTATAAACTTACAGATTGTACAGGATATAAAGACCCAATATACACTTACACTGATCTTACACAATATATAGGATCTGTAATTAAAATTAAATATTGTCCAGAAACATGTTGGCTAGTTGAAACATCTCAAACTCCAACAAATTCTGGCATTGTAATTCCAGAAACAGAGTTTGAAGACTGTGAAGAATGTTTACTTACATTTCCATGTATTTGCACAACAGTAAGAAATGATAGCACTACACTTAAAGATTATAGATACTATGACTGCAATTTGGATATCCAGTACTTTACACTTGCACCTGGACAAAAGTCAGAAAAATTCTGTATGCGTGTCTGGGCAATATATTTTCCAGAAACAGATTATATAGAAACTTATGGTGACTGCACACAAGAAACAATACAAAGTCCATGGTTATGTCCACCACCTGTATACAAAAGAAAAAGTGTACAACCTGGATATAATACACCTGTTTGCTCAATTGAAAAATATGAGAAGATAACTTGTAAAGCATCTGAAGCATATTATAAACAAGTTCTACAATTAAGATATGGTATATCAAATTGTTGTCCTGAAGAAGACTTAAAGTGGACTATTAAAAAGGAATTAATAGATCTTGATGCTTTAAGAGATCCAGATTATGTATGCACTGAAGTAAATTCTTGTTGTCCTACATCTTCTTGTTCAGGAACATGTAACTGTAGTCCTACAATAACTACTTGTAATTCTTAATAATAATTAGTATATTATAAATATGAAACCTTTAAATTTAGATAATAGTCCATGTAGTCCAATATCAAGTAATTGTGTGATTTGGCAAGGACCAAATATTCCTTGTATAAAACTTTGTACAGGAGATACAGTATCTGATGTAATTCATAAACTTGCTACAGAATTATGTAACATCATGGATTTATTAGATGTTAATGGTTATGACTTATCTTGTTTTGATTTAGCAAGTTGTAAACCACAGAATATCCAAGAATTAATTCAATTTTTAATTGAAAGAATTTGTGCACTTGAAAGCACACCTACATCTACAATAACAACAAGTCCTTCTGGAGAAACATTAGTTACAGTTGCACCATGTTTTGTAGTTGGAGATATAACGGTTATGACTGTTGCGGAATATGCACAGGTAATAGGAGAAAAAATTTGTAATCTTATTGATCAGATTGCTATTATAAATAATCAAATTAATAATCTTGACATAAGAGTTACAAATCTTGAGAATGCTGTTATACCAACATTTACATTACCAACCTTTGTAATTAACTGTCCAATTAATACATTAATCTCAGGTAATCCATATAGAATTGATATAGTATTAGAAGAGTTTATTAATGATGTTTGGTGTAGTTTTTATGCAGCTACAGGATCAACAGCAAGTTTATTAAGTGCAGTTGCATCTCAATGTATAATAGGAACTGACTTTACAAAAGTAAATCCTGCTGCTACTTATGCGGTACAATATCCTGCATTCATACAACCAGCATCAACTATAGCAGATGTAATAAATAATATATGGATTGTACTATGTGATATTTATAATGGTACAACAGTTACAGTTGTAGGAGATACAACAAACACAATTGAGACAACAGTTACTGGTGGACCAGCATATACAGTATCTGCAAAAATTCTAGATTCAGGATGGGTAGACTTAAATGGTTTTGGGTTCTACTCTGGAACAGAAACATTAACTCTTAAACCACAAGCAAGAAGAATTGGAAATACTGTTTATTTTAGAGGGCTTATTACTATTCCAATTGATGATGGAACAGGTGTACCTTTAACTTGGCAGTTACAAAATTCTCCAGCAGTTGATACATATTATTTATCTACAACAGTTACTCCTGCATCAATAGGGGCTAATTCTGTTACAGCATCTTCTGCTGGAACAATAACATTTAATCAATCTAATTCTGTTATACCAACAAGTATAATGTCTGTTGGTGAAACATTTGATAATAATTATTCAACAAGTTTTATTGTTGGTACAAGACCTGTACAAATAGATGGCGCACCTGTAACAAGCACAATTCTTTCTGGATTATTTAGTATATCAATTTCTACTAGTAAACTATTATCAGTTAATCTACCTAAGAATGCAGAACAGAATGCTTTTTCAGGAACTGCAGCATTTAATACATCACATTTAAATTATGTTGTTTCACATGTAACTTCTGGAGATTATGTTCCTAAGTTTGATAATGCAAATACTAATGTTAATAGTAATCCTCTTTCAGGTACAATTGGTCTAGATTTAGAATATGATAATAATCTAACATATCCATTTACATGTAATGCAAATAGTGAAACTTCTGTTGGTGGTTTTAGAATTCCATTAGATGGTCTTGTTGCACATATCAGTCCTTGTACTACTAATATAATAACTCCTGTTGTTTGTCCTTAATAAATTAAACTATGGCTACTAATACTTGTACAACTTGTGGATGTAAAAAGTGTGGATGTTCAGATTCAGCATTGACAACTCCACCACCATGCCCTACTCCTGAAGGTTGCCCTAATCCATTACCATGTTCAGAATACTTTGATGCAGAATGTGTTATATATAGTGGAGATCCTATAGAGTGTATAGATCAAATTGTTGTAAATACAAACACTAACCTTGCAGATGCATTAAATGATTTAATTGCATTCTTTTGTGAGTTTATAACTGAACCAGATCTTGGTTCTGTTGTAGAGGTGTGTAATACAAATAACTATTTAACCATTACATCAGAAACTAATCCTGCTACTGGTGTTACTACATATACTATATGTTTTGATCCAACACAGCTACCAGCTGTTGTTATTTCAGGTGGAACAGGAATTAATGTTACATCAGTTGTTGTTGGTAATACTACAACATACACCATTAATGCATCAGCTAAAGAATTCTTTTATGATGATAATGTAGAAAATGTAAATATACAAACGGTTCCAACACCAAGTGTTTATAGTTTTCCAAGTGTTGGATATTCAACTTTAACATATACTAATCCCAGTCTTGTTGCAAAAAATTATAAAGTTTGGGTATCATATGATACAGTAACACTACCTTCTGCTGTTAATAACTCTAATATCTCTAACTGGGTTGATGGCGCAATTATTAAAACTGTAGGTTTTATTGATACTGTAATGTATCAAAATTTATCAAGACCACTTTTATCTGGTTCATTGTTAGATGGTGCAAATGCAAATGATATAGTTAATAGGTCATCAATTGCTCCTGATCAAGTTTTAACAACAGCAGGAAATACTGTTGAGTTTAGATTTTTATCAGGGCAGTTAACTTTTAACTCTTCATTTTTCTATTATATCACATTAAACCCTGGAGAAACAGTAAGTTTAAAATTTAAAACTAAAGATATTACCTCACCTGGTTGGTTATTACAAGCTCAGATGATGGTAGAAGAAAGATAAAGTTGCAGTTTGTTGGTTTCTGTAACAACTGGTAAAACCCCTGCACTCGCGGGGGTTTTGCTTTTATACTTATATTTGTTAAAGTCATTTATTTTTAGTATATTAATTATTATAGTATGAAGGAGTTTAAAAGCCCAAATGTAAAGGCCCCAAGATATAGACCAGAGGTTTTTACAATTATGGATAAAGAGTTCTTTGAGAATTTTAAAAAAAAGCATCCTAAGTATAAAAACTTAGATAATAAAGATTTAAGAAAAATTATTAAATATTTTAATAAGTCTTTTTATCAGACAGTTATAGATACAAGAGATGGAGCTCAACTGCCTGAGCAGTTGGGTTGGATTTTTATTGGTACATGTCAATCTCCTAAAAAACAAAATATAGACTTTGTTAAGTCAAAAAAATATGGAGTAACTGTTACTAATAAAAACTGGGAAACAGATGGTAAGCTTGCTAAAATATTTTTTACAAGTTATGCATTAAAACACAAAATGAAGAATAGAGAATTTTGGAGTTTTGTTGCTTGCAGAGATTTTAAAAGATCTGTATCTAAATCATATCCAGAAAACTGGAATATGTATTTAGTTGTAGAGCCTACAATTAGAATTAAACTAAATAATTCTATTAACTATTTGGTTAATAGAACTAAGCAACAGGATAAAGAAAAATTAAAATATTATAATGAATTTGAACTATGACAACCATAGGAGAAGCAGTATCAAGAGTTAGAAATACTCTAAAGGCAGTAAAAGAAGATCCATTTTTAACTGATAGAGTTATCTATAGCTCATTAATTAAATATGGTCAAACACTCTTAAAGAGAGAAGATAATCAATTTAAGTTGATGAAGATTAGTTCTATTTTTCAAGTACTTCCATATCTTGAGCTTATTGATGTAGATAAAGTAGAAGCAGGATGTTATGGTGTGTATTCTGGGTGTTATTTTAAAAGAACAAAAGAAAAACTACCAACTATACTTGAAGGAACATTTGGTCCAATTATACGTACAGTATCTTCAATAGATGGTACAATAGAAATGTTTAGAACAGATCCTGGTACTTGGGTTTCTATGACTAAAACAACAACATTTAAATATAACACAAGAAAATATTTCTGGTACCTAGATGGTTATCTTTACTCTCCAAATATAGATTGGGAAGCACTTAGAATGGAAGCTATATTTCAAGGAGTAACAGATCCTTGTGATGAGAAAGAACAATGTGAAATAGCTCAAAATAAACTATTAACAATTCCAGAATATTTGTTTTCTGAAGTTGAGCAATTTGTAATTAAAGAACTATCAATGTCACTATCTGTTCCTTCAGATGGTCCAGATGATGGTCAAAATACTCTTAGATAATGGACTTTAACTACACACTTAAGTATAGAACATTTGATCAATTGTTAGAAGATGTAACAGTTGACTTAAATACATTTGCTCTTGAAAACATGATAGAGCCACAGCAATTAATTAAGCTGGTTAAAAAAATTAATTATGATCTTGGTTTAAGAATTAATCAACAAAAAGAAGTTATACTTGATGTCTGTCATGGTAGAGTAAAATTGCCAGATGATTTTTATACATTTAATTTTGCATTTGTTTGTGGTAATTATACACAGCATATTGGATATGATTCATATGCTGCAGGTACTACTATAATGGAAGTACCATATCAAGAAACTCCTGCAACTGTAGATGTATGTGCTCCTGCAACTGTTAACTGTAGAACATGTAATTCTAATCCATGTAATAAAACTGCAGCTTGTGATCTTAATTTTCCCATAGTAGATCCAATACCTACAGAGTATGATCCTAATAATCCTTATGGAGATACATGTATAGCTCCAAGGGTATTCATGAACTGTAAAGGAGATAAATGGGAACTTGTTCAAATAATGAATAGCTCTGGTGCAACAAGAGTTTATACAGATCTATTACCATTAAGAATGAAAGCCAGTCAAGAAATAGAATGTGACTGTCCTAATCTTTATTATAATACTCCAAACCAAGGATGGATAAAAGGAGGATTTTTATTTACAACTTTTCAAACAGGAAAAGTATATTTAAATTATCAAGGTCAGATGGAAGATGATCAAGGTAATTTAATGGTGCCAGATCATGATCTTATAAATGAGTATTATGAGTATGCATTAAAAGCAAGGATCTTTGAAAACTTATTTTTAAATGGAGAAGATGTTTCACAAAGAATTTCTTTAATTGAACAAAGACTTAGAACAGCAAGAAATAATGCATTAAGTGTTGTAAATACACCTAACTTCAAAGAGTTAGAACAAATGTGGTGGACAAACAGAAAAGCTATGTATGGTAAATACTACTATATGTTTGAAAGCTATTCTCCCAATGCAGCATATTATAGAAATAGAACTGGAAATAGAATAATATAATGGCTAAAGGTATTCAAAATACGGTACAAAGTATAACAAATAGTTTTTCAAAAGGTCTTAATAAAGATACTGACCCTTCATTTGTACAATCTGGATTATGGGTTCATGCAAGAAACATGGTAAATAATACAGATGAAGGTAGCTTAGGAACATTATCTAATGAAGATTCTAATTATCTCTGCGGCACAAGTGGAGAAACAATGATAGGTGATAAAAAAATAATAGGCTTAGTACATCTTTATTCAGATAAATGGATTGTTTTTACTGTTGCTTATGTAAACTATAAATCTACTAATTCTGAAATAGGTTTATATGAAGAAGACTATTGTAGATATAGACCTATTGTATCATCTCCTTGTTTAAACTTTGAAGAAACTAGTCTTATAACTGGAGCTTCAAAACAAAATGCAGATTGTTCATGGGAAGTATATTGGGCTGATGGATTAAATGTTGATAGATACATGAACATTGGTGATCCTAAAACTTGGCCAGATCCTAATTATGTTTGGGGTGGTTCTGATTCAACAACTGCAGGATTTAATTATAATTACTATTTAGATGCAAATGGTGTAAAGTATCTTTGGCCTATTACAGCATGGGAACAAAAACCTTCATTAGGACCATGTATTATCTATAATGATACTAATCAACTTGACTGTGATAAAATAAGATTAGCATCACTTGTAAAAACACCTTGTGTAGAATTATCTATTGCTCCAGGAACAGGAACTCTTGAAAATGGAACTTACTTTGCTGTAATTGCTTATACAATTAATACACAAAAAGTAACTAACTATTTTTCACCAAGTAACCTTCAACCTGTATATTCACAAAATGATTTATCTCATGGATCATTACTTTTAAAACTAGATTTAGATACTGAAAATTTTAGCCAATTTGAATTAGTAATAGTAAGATCAATAAATGAAAATGTGCAAGCAAAGCAAGTAGGATATTATTCTACATCATTAACAACAATACAATTAGATGACATTGCACAAACTCTTGTTACAGTTCCTCTTTCATATTTAAATATTTTAAATCCAGTATATGAAAAGTCAGATCAAATTGCAAATATTGGACAGTATCTACTTAGAATTGCACCAACATCAAAATTTGATTTTAACTATCAACCACTAGCTAACTTAATTAGTACTAAATGGGTATCAGTTGAATATCCTGAAGATTATTATATTACTGGCGGATCTAAAGTAGGATATCTTAGAGATGAGGTATATGCTTTCTTCATTAGATGGGTATACAATACTGGAGATAAATCTGCATCTTATCATATTCCTGGAAGAGCAAAAGAGATTTATCCAACTCCTAACCCAGACAATGTACCTGCTAATACTTTAGATACTGATACTTACTTTGATAAAAATAGTTTTGTTGATAATACAAGATTATTTGAAACTGTAAATACAGCTTGGCAAACAGATACATTTGCTCCAAACTATCCAATACTTCCTGATGGTGGTGTTGTTTTAGCTAAAGGTATAATGGGTTATTGGGAATCAAAAGAAAAATATCCTAATCAACCTGATGTATGGAACTCAAGTGCACATTGCTGGACAGACTCAACAGATGTTAGATATGATCTTTGTGGAGAACCAATAAGACATCATAAATTTCCTGATAATGGTTTAACTCCTGAAACATATCACTTTAGAGTAGAGAATGCTAATGCATCTGATGGTAAAAAGTTTATTAGAATAATGGGTGTAGAGTTTGACAACATTATTTATCCAAAAGATAATGATGGGAATGATATACCTGGTATTGTAGGTTATGAAATATTAAGAGGATCAAGAGAAGGTAATTTAAGCATAGTTGCTAAAGGTATGATTAATAACTTTAGAACTTATCCAATACAAGGAAAATCAAAAGGTAATAGAACTGGATTATATGCAAACTATCCTTTTAACTGTTCAATACCATTGAATAACAGTGCAAACATTGGAGATCATGATTATTACTATAATGATCCTTTTATAAAAACAGTTGACATAGATTCAACAACAGGACAAGAAACTTTTATAAATCAAAGTATACCATACAACTTACTAACATTTACATCTCCAGATACAAGCTTTAGGAATCCATTTATTAATCAAACTGAATTAAAAGTATATGGAAGTTTGCAAGGTAATTCTGTACATTCATTTGTAATTCCTAATAAGCATCCTGAAAATAAATTAATGTCAAATGACGCTGTTACTGCAGCAGTATTTGTTGGTTTAGGTAATGCTCTTTTAAATCTTCTTGGTAAAGAACAAATAAGTACTCCAGCTGTTGCTGACTTTCAAGTTCCATATCAGAAATATGATAACTGGACATGGACTCCTGCTGCTGGTGGTAACTATCCTGCAATACCACCATCTCCACCCCCACCTGCTCCACAACTTGATCAACCAAATCTTGCTCCAAATGCTGTAACTGCAGCTAATACATGTTATAATAATTATATATCAGATTTAAATGATTATAATACTCTTGGTGGACAATTAGGTGCAGCCTTTGTGGGTGGTGTAGCAAACCCAAGTTTGCAAGATATATTTGATAAAGCTGCAGCCTGTTATCAACAGGCTGGACTCTATACTCCACAAACATTAATAACTGAAAATAATACGTCAACTGTACTTAATGGAATTCCTGGGGTAATTGGAACATACTTAGTTCAAATCCCTTATTATTTTACTGAAGGTTTTAATGCTACTCTAAGAATAATTCAGGCACTTCTTCCATTTAGACAATATGCATTACAATCCCTTGCTCATGGTTTTTATGCTAGATTTGTTACACCAAACAATAACTTTTTAAAAAGATATAAAATTGAAAATGGTTTTTACTTAACAGATAGAAATCAAGAAGTTCCAGATTTTTTAAATGGTGCTGGTGTTTTTCAAAGATATACAATAAACAATTTAAATAGAACTAAGACAGTTTTTTTAAGAACTTCTGCTCCAAATTCTATATTTACTTTACCTTCATTAGCACCAACAATGGGACCAGAGTTAGTTGGTACATATATTGGTTCAGTTCAACAAATTGGTTTTCAAGAAGATAACTCATTAATTAATCTTGGTAAAGCAGAAGATGCTGGTTTAGGATTATCATTTGATAATGAAACTAGATTTAATCAATTTCTTGGAAATATTGCTAGTCATTATGTAGGATTAAAATATAATGTTCAAAATCAATATGGGCAAATAGAAAGTATTAAACAAGTTGTTTCTACAACTTGTGAATATAGATTTAATCCTAATAGTATTATTGATCCATTATTAAATCCGGATGGAGATGTATATGAAGTTGTGACAGGTGCAACATGTCCAAATGGTCAAGTTATACAAAAACAATTAAGACCAACAAGTATAATTTTTGGTGGTGATACTTATATTAATAGGTTTACAGAAAAGAATACAATGCTTTTCTTTTACAATTGGTTATATAATTTACCAGATGGAACTATATGGAATTATGCATTGTACAATAACATTCCAACTGCAAGATATTGGATGAATACTGCACCATATTCAAAAGATGAAAATCCTTTTTCAAGCTTATCACTTGCACAAATAATAAATGGATTTTCTAATGTTTTAACTTCTGGTAATTTTGGAACTGGTATATTACCTAAAGGATATTATAATTTAGATAATAAAAATTATTTTAGACCTACAGATGCTGAAGGAATTTATGAAGGATTTTTTGGTATAAATAATGCATTCTTTTATTTAGCAAATTCAGGAGTAAGAGATTTCTTTGTAGAAAGTAATGTTCTTGTTGACTTTAGATCACAAGGGACATTCCAAGCACAACAACCATATATACCATACCAATATACAGATCTAAGAGAGTTATTTGATATGGATCCTGAAATAATTACTAAAGGGAACTTTTATAATTATGATTACTCATTAAGTGTTACTAAATTTTTTACACAATATTTATCTGCAGGAACTGTACAAGGATTAAATTATGATCCTAATGTTGCAAGTCTTTGTTATACTTATTATCCAAATAGGTCTTTATATTCACTTTATCAAGATGATCAATCCTTTGATAATAACTGGCTAATTTATCTACCTCTAAACTTTGTACAGTTTAAAGATAAAATTACTACAGTAAAAGGTGTGGGCATGACTGGTATGATATTTACATTTCCAACAAGAGGCCCATTGTTCTATCAAGGTATAGATCAATTAGAAACACTCTCAGGAAAAAAAGTAACTATAGGTGATGGTGGATTATTTTCAACACCACCTCAGTCATCAACAAATGCTGATAGACCATTTGAGTATGGCTCATCACAGAATATAAGATCAGTTCTTTATTCACCTGCAGGTTTATACTATGCATCTATGAATCAAGGAAAAGTATTTGCATATGGTGAAGGTCTAAAAGAAATTTCTCAGAATGGTTTAAAATGGTGGATGAATTTATTTTTACCTTATAAACTAACAGAAGATTTTCCAGATTTTCCACATACTGATAATCCTGTAGTAGGAATTGGTGTACAGACAATGTATGACAATAAAGATTCAATATTATATATTAGTAAAAAAGACTATAAATTAAAAAATAATATTGGTAAGGTTGTATATGATAAAGGTAAAAATAGATTTAACTATTCTGGGGCATTATATAAATTAGGAGATCCTCTTTTATTTGAAGATGCATCATGGACTGTAAGCTATGATCCAAAGGCTGAAATATTTATAAGCTTTCATGATTGGCATCCAGATTTAGCATTCTCTGCAAATACAAGAATATTTACAACTAAGGATAATACAATATGGAAACATAATGATTCTTGTTCAGATTTTTGTAATTTTTATGGAAAGCAATATCCTTTTGAAATTGAATACCCAATAATTACCGGTCAGTCTCCAACAGTTGTTAAATCAATTGAATATATTTTAGAGGCTTATAAATATTCTAACTTTAATTGTGTTGATCAGTTTCATGTGCTTGACGCAAACTTTAATCAAGCTGTAGTATATAACACAGAGCAAGTATCTGGATATTTAAATTTAAATATTTTTCCTAAAAATAACATTACTCTATCTTTACAATATCCAAAATTAAATCAAGCTAACTTATCTTCATTTGATGTATTGTTTTCAAAAGAAGAAAACAAATATAGATTTAATCAATTTTGGGATATTACAAAAGATAGGGGTGAATTTCCAATAGGTTCTAATTATCCTCCAACAGGTCCATTAGTTCCGGGAACTACTGTACTTCAAGGAAATTATTCTGATCAATTTATTTGGAATACACAATCTAATGGTTATATTAAAAACTTGAATCAAAATAATTTAAATTATGCTAAACCTCAATTACAGAGAAAAAAGTTTAGACATTATTTAAATTACTTATTTCTTTCTAAACTTGCTACACAAGATGAAAGAAGTATAAATTATATTTTGAAAATAGTAAATAGTAAGAATCAAGCATCATTAAGATAATGAAAAAATCATTTAAGAAATATGAAAAAGCTGGTTTACCCGGTGGTCCAAATGAGTTAAAAAGATTTACTCAGGGATTTATTGTTTCTGAAAGAGGGCAATGGGATTACCCAGGTCTTCCTACTGCAGTACCTACACCTACTGGAAAGATAACCATGAAAGGAGTAGAAGATGACTTATTGGGTATAGATAATTTAGGTAATGCACAATACATGACTCCAGGTAATGAGTATCAGTTTGAAGGAGACATGGTTTATGAAATACCACAAGCTAAGAAAGGTGGTAGTAAAAAGTATCCTAAAAAATATTCCAAAAGCTTAATGGCTAGGAATATATTATTTACAAAAAACCCGTTATTTAAAAAATCAAAATCTGTAAAGAATAAAATCTTTGATCCTAATTCTCCATATTTTCAAGATGGTGGTATAACTAAACTGTCACCAGAAGAAGAAATAGAATTTCAAAAATTTTATGCTACACTTCCTGAAAATCTTCAAACAGATGATGCTACATATGATATAAGGGGTTATTGGGATTCTGAGGGAAGACCAGAAAAATTTAATTATGATCAACCCAAAGAGAGTGATGGTTATTATCATGCATATAGTATTAATCAAAATACAGGAGAATATTTAAAATCACCTGCACATGAAACATTTCAGCATGCTGTAGATGAAGATAGAAAAATTGGTTATAGACCAATTCCAAATGTTTATGGTAGAAATATAGCAACTGAAAATTCATCAATTGCAGATTCTGATGCACAAAGTTTTTTAAGAAATATGATTGGAGCACCTAGTTATATTGAACTTGAACTTGATGATAATCAAATAGAAGAATACAGAAAAGGTGGATATATAATAGAAGACATCTCTGTACCTTCATTAACTAGAATGGATAATGGAGGTAATCCAATAAAACAACTTCAAGAAAAAGAAAAAGCTGCTGAACTTTCAAGATTAATTGCTAGTGGTGCTGCTGGTGGTCTTGGTAATATGGCTAATTATATTACTAAGGCAATCTCTGAATCAGAAAATAAATCTAAACCTTCTAGTAATGTTAGTGCTGCTAGAGCAACAGCAAAACCAAAAAGTCTTGCTGCAGTTGAAAAATTAGCTAGTGCACCTAAAACTAAACCTGGAGAGGTAAATCTTGCTGTACGTGATTTTGTTCAAGACGCAAAAGAAATTGATCTCAAATCAAAAAAAGATCCATATGAAGAAAAAAACAAAATAATTTACATAGATGGAGATAAAATGGAATTAAAAGATCCTGATGCTGATACTAGATATAAGCAATGGGTTATGAACATTGAAGATAAAAATAAAAACCAAACTTATTTAGAAGATTTTGGAGATTGGATAAATGAAAATATATTTGGTGCAGAATCAGATATTGAAAGGGCATACAAATCTACTTATAATCCTGTTAAACCAAAAACTTATTATTATAATGGAAGACAAGTTACTGGTAATGGTCCTTGGAATAACTATGGAGATGCTCCTGTACAAATGGTATATCCGGAAATGTTCTTTATGGGACCTAGTGGTGGTGCTGCAGGCATTGCTGGTAATACTCTAAAGTCTGGATTTAACTATGGTAAGAATGTTATTTGGCCAGCATTAAATACAGCTCTTCCACTTGGAGAAGGAATAACAACAGCTACTGCAGGTAAAATAACTCCATTTAATATTGCGAGTTTAATTTTTGGTTCAAAAAGTGCAGCTAATCTTGCAAATTCTGATTCTGAGTCTAGAAAGAGTTTAAAAAAAGCATATAATAATCCTACGACTTCTAATATATTAGATGCAGTAGGGAATGTTAGTTATGATGTATTGGGTATTTTAGGGTCTCCTGGAGTTACTAATATGTTTGGTGCAGCACCGAAGGCTATTTCAAATTTAGGAGAGTTTATTACTACCAAAACACCTTTAAAAAATACTTATAAATATAACCCTTGGGCATTTAAACCTAATCCTGAAGCCGCTTATAGAATGATTGGAGATGAAGCTGGTTTAAAGGATGCTTTAGAAAGTGGATATTTTAGACCAAGTTCTCAAGGTAGTGATATTAAAATAATACATCCTGAAACTTATTATACAATGGGTGTTCCATCTGATACTAGAAAGTATTTTGGTCATGTTTGGGATAGAGGGTATCCAGGTCCTTATATGACAGAAGTTTCTAATGCGGCAAAAGATTCAAGATTTACTCCGTTAAATACTTATTTTGGATCTGGCAAAGATTTGGGTGATATTGTCTATACAAATCCAGAAAAATTTATTCCAATAAATGAAGCTACTATTTATAAACAACACTGGTTAAAGGGATATAAAAAAATAGATGTTCCTAAACAACTACCAGGTTCTCCTAATTCTAAATTTCAATCAGAAATAGATTGGGCTAAATGGAATAAAGAAATACCAGAAAATAAAACTTTGCTGCAAGAGTATAATGCTATTGATTATAAAAAAAACCCTCTTTCAGATAAAGAAAAAGAAATGTATCAATGGTTTGATGAACAAATGAGATTTGATAAATTACCACAAACTACAAATAAACAAAGTATTGAGGTTCTTGATAATTTTAAACAAAGAATAAGAACTCCAGAGGGTCAAAAAAGATTAAAAGAGTTAGGTATTACAGAAGAACAGCTTTTACAAGATTTAAAAATTGTAGAAGACCCTAACACTTATGGTTATTATAGGGGTGCAAAAAATACAATTGCAATGAATCCTAACCATCCACTTCCTAAAAAAGTAGTAAGACATGAAATAGAACATGGTGTTCAAAACGCTTTAAGACAATCAAAAATAAATAAAGTGATTGATGGGACACCTGCTGAAAAATTAAAAGCATTAGAATCAACTACTACAGAAATAGATGATATATTGTCAGGATTAACTTTAAGAAGAGAAGGAACTCCTGATAAAAAATGGATAGGAAAAGCAGTTTCTGATAAACCTGTCCAAATAGATGAGTATAAAGCTTTAATAAATAATAAGCAAAATGCAACTGATTATTTTTTAACTGGGTCAGATGGAGCAGAAAAATCTGCATTTTTAGGAGAAGTCCAGCAATACATGATGGATACAGGTAAAATTCCTAAAGATTCTTATGTTCAAATTACTCCTGAAATGGTAAAAGAAACTATGATAGATGCAATGTTTGATGAAGCTGGAGGAGGAAAATATTTAAGATTGTTTAATATAATTAAAGCAGACCCTAAAAATTACGAGCTAATTTCAAAAGGATTAAATAAAATGTTAACTGTATCTCCTTTAATAGGAGCTGGAGCTTATATGCAAAACAAAGAGTATAAAAATGGGGGAGTAATAGGTAATAACGGAATGTTTGATATGACTAATCCTAATATATATAAATCCATGTTACCATATATTATACCAACAGGACTTGGAGTAGGAGCTGCTGCATATGGTGCTAATGATGGAGCAAACTATAAATCTGGTGGTTTAATTGAAAAAAAATCTTCATTGCTTAAAGCAGATGATGGAATAGAGATTTCAGATAATTCTCTTTTTAATGATAAGCTGCAAGAAATAGCAGATGAGCTAGGTGTTACTGTAGATGATTTAGTTGGTATAATGCAACATGAATCAAGATTAAACCCTTCAGCAGTTAATCCTTATACTGGTGCTGTAGGATTGATTCAGTTTATGCCAAACACAGCTAAAGGTTTAGGAACTAGTATAGATGCATTAAAACAAATGTCTGCCATTGATCAGTTAGACTATGTAAAAAAGTTTTATAAACCAATAGCAGGTAAAGCAAAAGACATAGGAGATTTATATATGTATACTTTTTTACCAGCTGCTGTTGGTAAACCAGATGACTTTGTAATAGGTGTTAAAGATAGTGACTCAAAAGTTTTTGGAATTAATCAGGATGCTCTTTATAAACAAAATGCAGTTTTTGATTCAGAAAAAAAAGGTTACTATACTGTAGGAGATGTAAAAAAAAGAATATCAAATTTTACTGGTAAATCTTTAACTGCTCCAAACAGAAAAAAGACTATAAAAAGAATCCCTGGAAAAGTTGAAGATACAGTAAAAGTTATAAAAAGAAAACACTATGTTGATTCTGATAAAAAAGAAGAAACAATACCAGTAGATCCTAGAATAGAACAACTTGCTGCATTTAGTAAAATTATGGCTCCAACGTCTGAAAATATTTTTCAGTTGTACAATCAAGGAATGTCATCACAAATGAAATATGGTGGCTTAACTAAAATGGATAAAGGTGGTGGTATTCAAGGTATAGAAGGTCTCAAAGAAGATTTTGCAGATAGATTATCTCAATTTATTAATGATGCAAAATCTCAAGGGATTAATTTAAAAATAGGTTCTGGATATAGATCATATGAAAAACAAAAACAATTGTGGGAAGATGCCCTTAAAAAATATGGTTCTGCTGAAGTAGCAAGAAAATGGGTTGCTCCTCCTGGAAGTTCATACCATAATAAAGGATTAGCTGTTGATCTACATGATGAAAATAGTAGAGCATTAGGTAAAGAAGAAAATCAAGAAGCAACAGCATGGGCACATGCTAATGCTAAAAAGTATGGTTTACATTTTAGAATGGGTAATGAGCCCTGGCATATAGAGCCAATAGAATTTACAGGTGAGGATCATGAACATACAGATGAAAATGATATTACTGGTGATATACTAATACCAGATTTACAAACAGAATCTAAAGTAGAATATGATGATGACTATAGTGATTGGTCCCCTAATAAAAAAGAAGTTGTAACATCAGATCCAAGACTTCAACAATTAGAAGCATTCTCTAAAATAATATCTCCAAGTAGTCAAAATATAAATATGATGTTTCAAGATGCAATTAAAGGTAATATGAAGAAGGGTGGTTTTATTTTAGAAGTAGATGATAGAGATATTCAAAAATATTTAGATGGTGGGTATATTGTAGAAGAAATAGATTAAACTTATAAGATTTATAGGATAAATTTATTTTTAGTATATTTATTAATATATAGTGTACTATGGCAAAGAAAAAAGTAAGAATTTATAAATCTCCAACAGGTGAGGGTGGATATATAAATAAAACTGCAAAGTTTATTCAAAAAGCACAAATGGGTATGCAGTCAGGTATGACTCCAGTAACTGCAGGTATAATGCAACAAATGCAAGGTGCTTCTCAAAATAAATCTTCACAAGGATCTTCAGAAGATTTTCAAAACCAAATTGTTCAAGTTGTAGTAACTTTAGCTCAACAAGGAAATGATGAAAATACAATTACTGACTATATACTAACAAATGCTTATGGTATAAAGCCAAACTCAAGAGAGTATAAAGAAGCTCAGCCTCAAATATTAGAGTTTGTAACTAACATTACATCTAAAATATCTGAATCAAACGAACAACCACAAGAAGAAGTTGTAGAGGAAGAAATAATGATGCCACAAACTTCTGAGACTTCAATGCCAGAAGAAACTGAGCAAGGTATATCAGAAGAAGATTTAATGAATCAAATTTTATATTCTGATGAAGAAGATGATGACTACTCATATAATCAAGAAGAAAATGAGTCAGAAGAAATGAGATATGGTGGAATACCAAATAAAAGAAACTATGTAAAAAAAATATTTAATCAGTTAAAAAAAGCACAAGAAGGAGATGAAGTTACTGAAGCTAATACAGCAACAGTAAAAGGAACTGAGACTAATCCTACTGAAAATGCTGGAATTAAAAATGAATTTGTTGCTGGCGTTAAAGATCAATCAAGAAATCATTTTCTTAAAAAACAAGCAGAACAAATATACAATCAAAGATTTGGTGGAAGAAGAACAAGAAGAGCTAATAGACAAATTTTTGGAACTCCTTATACACCTGCAAATGTAACTTCAGCAAATTATAATTTTGGTCCTTTAGGTGGTCTAAGGTCTGCAGACATTCAGTTTAATCCATTTGTATCTGCAAGTAATATATTTGGAGGAAGTTATGGAAACTTTGGTGGTGGCTTTACAAAAAAAATAGTTACTCCAGGTAGATTAGTTGTTGAAGAAATTAGTAGCAATGTAAACAATCAATCTATAAAAGAAGTAGCTAATGCAACTCAATCTAGTGCTGCAAGTAATTCTGTAAAGAAATCTACTCCAAAAAGTAATACTGAAGAATTTATATATTCACCAGACTTAAAAGAACATCAAGATGCATGGCAAAGAGCTTTAGATTTATTTCCAGAAAAGGAAGAACTACAAACTCGTGATGGTATAAATCCTAATCCTCAAAAAAATGAATATGACTATGAGGATGCATCTAAAGTACCTCAAGAAGATATAGATAAAGAAAATAAAAAAAGACAAGAAGAAGAACAAAAAAGAATGCCAAAAGATATTCATTTACATGTTCCAGGAGGAAGATACACTATATCAAAAGATTTAATAGAAAGGGCTCAAAGCAGCAACATAAATGAAAGTAACGCTGCAAAAGAAAAGATTAGAGAAATTTATAAGGCAGCATTAAAGGACAAAAGAAGTACTCAATCTGTAAAGGATGTAATTTTTAAACCTTGGAAAGAGAATGCAGAAAAATATTTAAAAGGTAATCAAAAATTAGCTTTACAATATGGAGGATTAATTATGAATCCTCAAATGAATGAATATGGAAATCTTCAAAAATTTATTTATGGTGGTGGAGATTATATAGATCAAGCTGACTTAGATTATACAGATTCTAAAGATGTAACAGATGCATATTTTATGCATGGAGGGTTACACAAAGCTGTTCAAGGTCAAGAATTTAATATTGGTTCAGATAAATTTAAAGTAACAGGTAATACTCAAAGTAATCCTACTAATCAATATCAAAGCCCTGCTTTTCAAAGATATAATCCAAATTTATCAGAGAAAGGAAATAGAGCTGCCTTTGATTATTTAAAATCATCTGGAACTTTAGATCAGAATGCTACATATGATAATTCAAAAATCTATGCAACAGGTCAATACCAAGGAGGATTTAGACCAGGAGATTTTTTTATTGCTGATGCAAATACTAGAACTTTTAATTCAGCTGGTATGGGACAACCTGTATGGGGTTATCCACAATATGGTCAAAGAGGTTACTTTGGTGGAAGAGGAAGATACCAACCATATTTTAATATGTACTCACCTTTTACAAGAGGACCAAGAACATTTAGTCCTGTTGGAGATCCTGCAGAATATGCCGCAACAGCAGCTGCTATAACTAAATCAGGATTACTACCTACTGGAGTAAAATTCTCTAAAGAAAGAAAACAAGATGGTAATTGGTTTGAAAGAAATCTTGGTTTTAATAAAGATCGCATTTGGACTTTAAACTATGGATCACCAGAACAAATAGCTACAGGATCAACAGGTACTAGTGGAGCATCATCTAATGTTTCTCAACAAACTGGAGCTACTGAACAACGTAGAGGAAATAAATATAAGGGTATGGGTCTGGCAGGTTTAAGACTTAATGCTAATGATCTAATACAAAGAATAAAATATGGAAAACCTTTAGAAGATGATGAACCATATACACAACAATCAACTACTCCAGCATCAAATCTTAAAGTAGAAAATCCTTATACACCTGTTTCAAGTATGACCCGTTCTCAAGGTGCTGATCTAGTTACTGGTACACCTGGAACACCTGTAAACATAGCTTCTACAAGTGCATTAAATACAACTCCAGGTGCTGGACCTTCTATGCCTACAGTAGGAGCATCTACAAGCACATCTGCAATTCAAGCACAACAAAGACCTGCTGCAGCAAACAATATTACACCACAAAGAACTGCAGATATTTATAATAATCCTACTACAGCAACAAAAGGAAATCTTACTGTAATTAATGCTGCAGGAGAGCCTATTAATATAGATTCTCCTGAATATTATGATGAGGAAGAAATGGTTACTCCACAGCAAAATACTCCAGCTGTAAATAATCAACCTGCATCAGTTCCACAAACTGAAGAACCACAATCAGATCAAGAAACTCCTGAAACTGAAGAAGAACAAATTATTGAACAATCACCAGTTAACTCACAAACATCTGTTTCACAAGAAGGTCCTGTTAATGAAAAAACTTTTGAAAGTCCTGTTACTAATGCTAACATGCAGCCAGTACAAAATTACTTTCAACAACCAAACTCTGATTTACAAAGATTTACAGATAGTCAATTTACTTCAGGTTCTGGTGTTTCAAATTATGGTTCATTTAATCAAGGAGATGTTTTCATGCAACAACCAGGTAGCAATCCTGTAGCTGATGAAGACTTTTATAATTCAGATTTCTCTCCTAATCCATATGATAGAAGCATGATGCCATTTAATCCAGATTATGAACAACCTACAGAATATAAATTTGGTGTAGATCCATTAACTGGTAGTTCTTCAAGTGACATAGCAATTAATAATCCAAATTCTATTTTAAATACAATGGAAGGAAGAGATTGGTTTGCTCAACAAACACCTGAAGTTCAAAGAGAAGTTATTAAAAATCAAACAGGAACAAGAACAAGAACAGGAACAGGAGCAAGAAGAAATCAACAACCAACAAATAACTTTGCACCAAGATATAATCCTGCTTCAGAAAAATTTGATCCCGTAGTTGCATACTATTATCATGATATATATAATTTAAAGAATAGATTTAATCCAAAAATTGATTATTCAAAAAATTATTCAGAAGCTGAGTCAAGAAAACTTTATGATGACGCTTTAAATAGTCTTTATGATGATAGAAATAGACAACTAGCAAAAGCTTTAGGTAAAAATTTTGTACAAAGGATAATGAGTATGACTGATAAAGAAAGAAGAATTTTTGAAAATATATCGGATACATATGGAAAAAAAGCAAGAGAAATAGAAAGGAAAAATATTTTTAATGCTGGCCGTGCTAATGGTGGTCTTGTAAGAGCTGATAATGGAATAAATTTTTCTTCAGTATCATATCCTGCAAATAGTATAGTAAAACCAGGTGGTATTGGTCAAGGTAAAGTAGGTCCTTGTACAGAAGATGAAGTAAAAGATCCTAATAGTCCATGTTATGATCCAATGTATGCAGGTCAAGGTCCGCGTACAATGGAACAACTACCAACACAAGCTCAATTAAAATTAAAAGAAAATAAATCTGGTACCATTAACTATGATAATATTTCAAGAGCTATGGTAGATGGTATGAATTTATTAGCAGATACTAAAGATTACTATGATGAAAGAAGAACTAAGTATATTCCAGGAATGACAGAGTTTTCAAGAGGTGAAAGACAAAAAGCTTATGAAGGATATAATCCTGGAGGATATGATCCTAGAACAGGTAGAGATGTATATCAACAAGGTTTTGAAGGTGTAATAGGTAAAAAAGGTGGGGCAATTAAAAATAAAAAATCTAAACCTACAAGTGGAGGAAATAGAATAAATATTACAGATTTTCAAGATTTAATTAAACTTGCTGGATTAAATAAAAAATAAAATGAATAAAAAACTAAACAAGCTTCCAAGAGCAAGAACTGGTTATCAAGTTCAAGGTTCTTTAATTAATGATGTTCCAGCTTTTGGTGGTGCAGATTATAATGCTTATATAGGTAAACCTGGATTAAAATCTAGAAACACAATGGGTGCTGTACCTAGAGATGAAGCTAATATAGAAGCAGAAGGTGGAGAAACATTAGTAGGAGATCTAGATGGTTCTACATTCCCGTCATTCTTTAATATTAAAGGACCAAGACACTCAGCAGGTGGAGTTCCTATGAACTTGCCAGATGATACATTTATCTTCAGTGACACAGCTTCTATGAAAATAACTGATCCTAAGATATTAAAGATGTTTGGTAAAGATCCAAAAAAAGGTGGATATACTCCTGCTGAACTTTCCAAATCATATGAAATAAATAAATATAGAAAAATACTGCAAGATCCAGATTCTAATAAAATGGAAAAAAAGACTGCAGAGATGATGATTAAAAACTATGTGATGAAGCTTGGAGCATTAGCTATTGCTCAAGAATCTAAAAAAGGTTTTCCGCAAGGTATTCCAGTTATTGCTAAACCATACATGGAAGCTAATGGTATTACAGAAGAAGATTTAATGCCAGAGTTAGCTCAACAAAGACAAGAGCAAGAACAAATGATGCAGCAACAGCAATCTATGTCTGAAGAGCCAATGATGGAACAAGATCAACAAATGCCTCCTCAAGAGATGAATGATCAAATGATGTCAGAAGAAGAATATCCAATGGAAGAAATGGATATGGAAGAAGACTATGAAGAAATGCCTGAAGCTAGAAGAGGTAGAGAACAAAGAAGAGCAGATAGAAAAGAAAGAAGAAATAGATATAAAGGAATGGGTCTTTCTGGTTTAAGACTTGCAGCTAATGATTTAATGCAGAGAATAATGCATGGTAGACCAGAAGAATATAGTAATGAAATTTATGGAAATCAAAATACATTACCTATAGTAGATCCAACTGTAAGAACTACTATACCTCCAGTAAATGTATCTCCAGAGCAAACATCTTATGTAGATAGAAATATTATTTTAGATCCTGAAAATGAAATGTTTGGTACACAATATGATTTTACTAAACTACAAGATCCTGAAAACTGGAAATCTGGACAGTACTATTTTAAAGATCCTAAAACTAATCAATACTATATGGCTCAAGGAGAATATGGTGATATTGGATCCTATCTTCCTAATTGGCAAAAGGTTACTTTACCAGAAGAACAAATAGCTCGTTTAAAAGTTCCTGTAAAAACAATGAAGGCAGTTTTAAAACCAGGTGCAAAAGATGAATTAGAAAATTATACTGCAGAAGAAGAAGTAAGTCAATGGTATGATCCTAAAGATTGGTTACAGTATAAGTATGATCAAGAAAGAGAAGGATTTGATAGTCAAGGAGAAACATACTTTCAACAAATGTACCCTGAAGAATATGCAAGACTTAAAAGACAATTTGGAGGTAATAGCCAATATGCACAATATGGTATAACATTAGGTGGAGGAAATCCAAATAATTATTTAGGTAGAACTAAAAAACTGCAAGGGAGTGGTCCATTTATGGCTAAACAAGGTATTATTATGGGTGGTATGCATATGCCTTTAATAATGTCAAATGGTGGAAGCACATACAATTTAAATAAATTCCAAGGTGGTGGACAAATTACTGAAGCAGATTTAACTAAACAAGACTTAGAGGTAATTGCTAAAAAATGGAATAATAATAAACAAGCTTATATTAATTTCATTAATACTAAGAATGCAATAGAAGGAAATGAAGATTTTAAAAATGACTTGTTTAAACAATATCAACAAGATATTGAAAATAAAGAAAACTATACTAAAAGTCAAAGAGAAAAACTATATAGTGGTTATGCACCAGAATTAAGAAAACTTGATAAACAAGGAGTAGTTAATCAATTACTAGCACAAGAAGAAAGAAATGCAAGGCTAGAAGCTTTTGGTTTAGATGCTTCTAAAACAGAACAAAATGTATCAGGAAGTACTGGTACTAATGCTGCAGCAAATAAATTAATAAAGGAAAATCCAGATGGACTTGGTGACTTAGATTTTTCTAGTGGTTTTAAAGGACAAGCTGCATACATTGCCTATAGGAATTTATTAGGAACTGAAAAGTATAAACCATATGGTGATTTTCAAGTAGGTAAAGATGATGAAGAAATTGCAGGAAAAAGAGGACAAGTATCTGGTATTGATCAATTTAATACAAATACTACTTTAGGGCAAAGAGTTAAGTTTGTACCACCAACTAAAGTGAGTAAATGTTTTTGTCCTGATCCTATAACAGGTGAGGAAAAAGAAACACCACTAAAAGATGGTAAGTGTGAATGTGAACAAACAGTAGATGTACCCGGACAAGAATATCCTGCTGGAACTTACTGGCCTGAATGGACAACTCAAGATAAACTTAATCTTTCAAGAGCAAGATCTTTAAGAACAGGTATTGAGTATCCAACAGCAATGACATTCCAAAGACCTGAATTAAATTTAAGAGCTCAAGAATGGTTAGCTCCTGTCCAAGCGCAACAAGCTGCAGCAGCAAAAAACATGGATACTATTTCTAGAATTGGTGCACCATCACAGTATAAACAATCTATTATGGGTTCATTGCAAGGAGATCTTTTAGAAGGAATTCAAAGACCAATTACAGAAACTCAAGCAAAAAATCTTGCTGTTAAAAATCAAGAAAGTATATTGAACTATCAAGGTGATTTATCAGAAGGACAAAATAGACAGAATGTTCTAAATCCATATATGGATAAAGTAGGTTCTGCTGAAAATTTCTATAGAGGTGAATTAAATGCTAAAGATGCACTTACTACTCAAATGATGAATCAGGGTATTAAAAATGCTGCTGATATATATAATATTCAATCTGAACAGTATGCAATTGATCCAGTTACTGGAGTACAAGTATTTAAACAAGGAAAACCAATTAGTCCTGAACAACCTACTGATGACATGATAGCTTTTGCTCAAAAGCTTGAAGGTTCACATTTACCTGAAGATATGCAAGAATTAATCTTTAAAACACAGTATGGTAGGTATGGAGGTAGGGTTATGCAGATTGGAGGAATGGTTTATGGAGATACTGTTTACCCCTTTTACTACTATGAATAAACTTTATATGTTTATTAAACTTACAAAATTTTAATATATTTATACTATATAATATAAAACTATGGCAACGTTTGCAGCAGCCACATTTATACCTCAGATTCAACCTTATCAACCTGATCTTAATCTGTACTCTAACATTATACAGAATAAGCAAACACAATATGATAGTAATTGGAAATCATTAAATAAAATATATGGTCAGTATTTTTATGCTGATTTAACTAGAGATGATAATATAAAGAAAAAAGATTATTTATTAGATCAAATTAATTTTAATCTTAAAAGAGTTGCTGGATTAGATCTTTCTCTACAGCAAAATGTATCACAAGCCACACAAATATTTAAACCTTTTTATGAAGATAAAGGCTTAATGAAAGATATGGATTGGACCAAAAATTATAATATGCAAGTTGGGACTGCTCAAGCTTTGCAAGGTTCTGCAGATGAAAAAAGAAGAGGAGAATTTTGGGATGCTGGTTTAAGATTTTTACAATACAAAAGAGATGAGTTTAAGGAAGCTTCTGCAGATAAAGCTTTGGCATTTGAAAATATAGCTTATACTCCTTATGTAAATGTTCAAAACAAAGCTTTAGAACTAGCTAAATCTTTTGGAGATATACAATCTGTAGACTGGTCTGATGATGGTAGATATATTGTTACTAAGACAAATGGTGAACAACTAGAAGAACCATTACAACATTTATTTGAAGCTAATCTAGGAAGTAATGCACAGATACAGTCTGTATATCAAACTCAAGCATATGTAAATAGAAAAGATTATGCTTATTCTAATGCTGCTCAATTTAATGGAGATAAGAATGCAGCAGAGATGAAATATCTTGAAGAAAACTTTAATGTACTTAAAGAGCAATCAAGAATTAGATATAAAAATATAGAAGCTGCAAATTCTACATATGATGCTAGAATTAAAGATCTTCAAAAACAAATTGCTGATGGAACAGCTGGACCAGACGCAGAAAATTTACTAAATGCATATTTACAAAATAAAGATATTAATACTAAAGTATTAGAAAGAGCAAAAAAGGATTTTGAAACTATATCAAATGGTGAATCTAGTACAGCAACAACTACTACTGGTTTTAAAAATCCATATGGAGATCTTGAATCTTTAAGATATAAAGTTGATAATGGTGTGGCATCAATGTTAATGCAAAAAGATTTTGATGAAGCAGCACATTCACTTTCTAAAAGAGGAGCTAAAACAGATGTAAAAGCTGATCCTTTTGCAGTTCTTGATCAACAACAACAATATAGATTAGAGATAGAACAAATTCGAGCTGAAAAAGCAGCAGAAGAAGCAAGGAAAAAAAGACTAATAGAAGCTGGCACACACTATGAAGATGAAAATGGAAATTTAGTTGAAGATCAAAGTCAGAATATTATTTCTTCAGGTATTGAAGATAAGGGTAATGTGACTGATGAACAAAATGTAAAAGTTCTTAGTCAACAAATTCAAGATTTAACAAGAAGTGAGTACTTAGATCCTGCAGTTACATCTTATATACAAATAATTGAAGAAGCTTTAGATGAAGGTAAGTTAAGTGAACAACAAGCAAATAGCTTTTTTGGTGGCACTAAATATACATATAAACAATTTAAAGATAATTATAATAGACTAAAGAATAATCCTGGAGGTTTTAGAGATCATTTTGCACTTTATGAAAAAGGTGAATGGGAAAATATTAATAAAAAAATAGGAAAGTGGGTTGAGCAAAATAGAGAGTTAGATATGTTTACTTTAAATGGTCAAAAAACTCAATTATATGAAGATTATGTAAAGAGCTCTACTAAAATAACTGACTATGTGCTTTATCAAAAAGCTGATATAGAATATAATAGAGAAGTTGCAGATATAGTTGCAAAAGTCTTAAAAGATAGAGGTTTTGCAAATGGACATTTATTATATGATAAGAATGGAATAAAAAGGAGTAAAGAGGAATATTATGCATTATTAGATAAAGAAGGAATACTTACATCAACTGAAGCAAGAATTTATAATAATAGAAGAAGAAATAATAATATAGAAGGGCAAGATGTAGATTGGTGGGATTGGCTTGTACCTCCTGTGGCAGCTGTATATGAAATTCAAGATGAACTTGGTGATAGTGAAATTAGTAATTTAAGATATGAAAATATTTTAGAAGAAGCTGATAAAATTGCATCTAGTTCAAAATATATTAAAAAAGCACCACCAAGAATTTCTGTAGGACCAACAGAAGCTGGGACAGGAACATATGCGTTTAAAAAATCTACAATTACTGTAAACCCTAGAGGAACGTCAAAAGGTAAATTGTATTTTAATGAAATCATCCCAATACTTAATAGTACAGATTATGGGGATTTTACTAAAATTTCTTCAGTATCAATTGGAGGAATAACTAAAACTGCTAAAGATAAGTTTAGGCTTGATGGATCTTTAGCAAATTCATTAGTTCAAGACTTAATAAGGGATTTTAATAGTGCAAAAAATCCAAAATCAGAATCAAAATTAAAAAACTTTACATTGGAGTCACATCCAATTGCAGCAAATAATTCTAGTTTAGGTGCAATAACAATTAAACCAAATAGGGAATGGATAAAAGATTATGTTGATGCTGCTGGTCTTACATCATCTATAAAACAAATGGCAAAAGAAGATTTAGATGATGATGATCTTTCAGATTCAGAAATTAAAAGTTGGTTCTCTACAAAATTAGCAAACAATGGAATTAACTTTTTTATTCCAGTGGGAGATTTAAAAAGATCATCTTTATATAGATCTTCATATGAATCTCCACTTGAAGCATATGTAAATTATGCAGGATCTTATACTTTAAATAATATTGGAGGAGATCCTAATGCAAGTTATAAAATAACTAAAAATAAAAATAATACAGGAGATTATAGTATAAAAGCTACATATCCATCTTATGATCCTAATACTAAAAAAACAAAGATGGAAACATATACTGCAACATCTTTATTACAGCAAGGAAATTTAGCAGCTAATAGAGATAATTTCTTAGCATTCTTAAAACAAGTGCAAGATGCTAATAATCAAATAAAAAATCAATACAAATAATAATGGCAAAAGAAGAAGAATACTTTAATCCATTAGATCCATTAGGTCCAGAGTTTGGTAAAATTAATCAACCAATAGCAGATACTAAAGGTTATACAGCTTTTGAAGGTAGCAGAGTTATGTTGCCTCAACCAAACATGCCTGTGGGTAATCAAATTGCATATTCAAACTTACCAAAACTTGAAAATTTAAATGCCCCAAATAATCAAATATATGATAATGTAGTAAGAACAAATATTAATAATCCAAGTATTCCTCAAAAAGCTTTTGATATAAATGAATATAATGATTCATTAAAAGGTTATTTGGATAATATGTTTCAATCTAACCAAGATTTAAATGACTATGCAAGAATATATTCATATGATGCAGGTTCAACAAATTTAAGTACTTTTTATAAAAGATATTCTGCCTATGGTCAAGAAAAATTTGATGAAGTTGGTTTTTCACCATTAAGAGACAATGATGCCAACTTTAATGCTAGGACAACAAGATGGGATGATTTTAGCAGAATGATGAGTAATTCTTTTGTGCCATTATTTACACAAGGATTTACATCTGGATTTAAAAGTTTTGGTAAAATTCTAAGGGGAGATTTTACATCTTCAGATAGAGAAGATGCAGAAGTATATGAAACAGCAGCTGCAATTGGTCAATCTACTAAAGGTGGTATAGGTGGATTTATGAATAATGCTGCTATGAATTTTAGTTATACAGCAGGTATTATTACTGAAGCAATAGCAGAAGAAACTCTAGGAGCAATCTTAGCAGCACCTACTGGAGGATCAAGTTTATTTACTACAACTGTAAATAATGCTAGAAAATTACCTTCTCTTTTAAAAGGAGTTAAAACTGGTTATCAAGGTGTTAGGCAAACACTAAACTTAACTAAAGAAATTAGCGGTGCAAGAAAAGTATATAATGCAATTAAAGAATCACAATTTCTTAAAGGAACATTGAATCAATTAAATCCATTGAATAACACAATGGGTGCTTTAAAACAAATAAGACAAGCAGATAACTTTACAAATCTTGGTAAAATTTATAAAACGGCAGGTGGTTTATATAGAGATTCTAGAAATATAAACATGGCTTTATCTGAAGCTAGGCTAGAGGGGGGAATGGTTCAAAATAAAATTTATGATGAACTTTATAGAGAAGCTTATAAAGCTAATGGCAATAAAGTACCAAGTGATAAAGAGCTTGCAGAAATTAGTAAACAAGCTGAGCAGGGAGGATATGAAACATTACTAGAGAATGTTGGAATTATTTATGCAACCAATGCTATTACTTTTAATAATATAACAGGCCCAAGAGGTGGGCTTAGAAATTTTATTAAATCTACTACAGATGATATTTATGAAATAGCTTCTAGAGAAGGTTCTAAAAACTTTGGTAAAATTGGTAAAGTAATATATAATAGAACTTCAAAGGCTTTTGAATTAGAAGCAAATAATTTAAAAACATGGGCTAAGGGATGGTTAAAAAATCCAATTCATAAATCTGTTGGTAAAACTGTAGGTTATTTTAAAGCAAATTTTTCAGAAGGTATTCAAGAAAACTTACAAGAGACTATTGCTCAAGCAAATGAAAAATATTTTATGGATTCTTACAATAGCCCTACATTAAAGTCTATGCTTTATTCTAGAGCTGCTATAAAAGGAATAAATAAAGGAAGGCTTGATTATTTTAGTGATGCATGGGCTCAACAAAATCCTTTTACAGCTCAAGGTTTTGAAACTTTTGCTTCTGGTTTTGCAATGGGTACAATGGCTGGTCCATTAAATTCAGCTGTTCCATTTTTAAGCAGAACTTATAATAGAATGTTTAATAAAGAAGAGTATACAAGATGGAAAGAAGCACAAACTACTGTTGCTCAAAATTTAGTTAATGAACTTAATAATACTAATTTAGAAACTTTTTTAAATGGTTATACTCAAAATTTAGGTGTTCAAGAAAAAGTAGCAGCTACTAAACAAAAAGGAACTAAAAAAGAAGCATTAGATGCTGAAACAGAAGCATATATATCACAAGTTCAATTATTAAAAAGAACAGGTACATTTGGTATTTTTTCTGAAAAATTAAAAGACTTACACAATTTAACAGATGATGAATTTGCTGAAGCTGTTGGTATAGAAAAAGATCAAGTTAATAAATATAGAGCAAGGGTAGATTCTTCCATTGAAAGATTAAATAAAATTAAAAATCTATACGAAAGAGTAGAAAGAAAAAATCCTAATCCAATTAATGTAAGTGATCTTAAGGAAGATGACCCGGAATACCAAGATAAATTAATATTATATCATGCATGGGAAACAGTTAATAGAAACATAGTTTTCTTTAATGAAACTTATGATGACATATTATATAGAAGATCGGAAATAAATAAAAAGTATAATAACAATAAAAAACTAAAAAATATAAGCAATAGAAAAAGAAATTTATTGTTTGACCCTATAAGACCTTTTAATGAAACTAAAGAAGCTATTGATGGAGTAGGTGTTCCAACCGGAGATATGCTAGAAGAAATTAATCTCTTAGAAAAAGAACTTGCTTTAGAAAAAGAAACTACAAAAAATCCAGCTAAGATACAAATGCTTCAAGAGCAAATTAATCTAACAAAAGATTATGCTGAACAATATAGAGCATTAGACATCTTCCAAAGAAGAGAAGAATATGTTGGTTTAATTAAAGAAAAACTAAAAGCAGAAACAGGAACTGAATACACCGATGAGCAAGTATTAAAGTACATGGAGGATGAATTTGGTGCTGTTAATGATACACAAAAAAGAGATGAGTTACTAAAAAATTTAAGAAACTCATACACTAATTATTTAAAAACACACGCAAAACAAAATGGTCAAGAAATTTTTAATGAAGATATAGATGAAACATGGGAGTTAATGAAAGACTACTATGACTTAGATATAGAAAAAACAAAAATTTCAAAATATGTTGATGTTTTAAATGATCCAATGGCTTTCTTAGAAGCTGTAAGGAGAAATAATGATTGGCTTAAAAAAGTTACTGCTAAAAAAATTGAGTACTATGAAAAAATTATCCGTGAAGAAATGGATAATATTAGAGCTAATGCTTTATTAAATGCTCTTGCAAATAAAGGTTTGTTCATAAGTACTGAGGACATGTTAAATTATTTTGCAGATGGAGTACCTCCAACTGAAATATATGATGATATAAATAAAAAAATATATCCTATTGGCTCAAAAGAATATTCTCAAATATATCAGGATTATTTTAAAAAGTATGAAGAGTTAAAAGAAGATTTAAATCCAAATAAATCAGAAATAATTGATGAAGCATATCAGCAACAAATAAATGCATTAGAGAAAGAAAAACAAGAAAAAATTGATGCACTTCCTAAAGAAGATGTAGAGACACAAATAAACAATTTAGAGGGAAAAATATCATTAAAATCTTTATCACAAGAAATTCAAAATGATCAGTATGCTGAACTAAAAGTTTATCAAGAAAAAGGCTCCACTAATGATAGAGATGAAATAGAAAAAAAATTAGAAATAAATGGTGTTATTCCACAATATGGTGAATTTAGAGAAGCTATTTCTACACTTACTGAAATTTTAGAAGATGAAAATGGTAATACAAAACGTGGAAGAAAATTCATTGGTGATGAAGAAATAAAAGCTGCACAAGAAGAAGGAGTTACAGGAGAAACTGGAACTATGCCTGCAGCATCTAATACAAGCACAAGAACAATAAAAATTGGAAATAAAAACTATAAAGCTAGAGTAGAATTATATCCTGATGGTACAGCAACTTATAACATCAGTGAAGTTGATGCAGCTGGTCTTCCTTTAAAAACTTTGTCAGAAACTGAATATACTGAGCAAATAGATGATTCTATTACTTCTGAATTAGAAACCGTAACTGTATATAAAGACAAAGTTGGACAACTCAGATTAAAAAATGAAGAAGGAGATATTTTAGATAGTGAAGATACAACACAAAGATATTCTTCTGCAAGAATCTATACTATAGATAAAGTATCAGATCCAGTAGAGATTGAAAAAATTACTAACTTTTATAATGATAAAATAGAGGAAGTTAAGGAAGCATATGTAGCTTCAAAAGAAAATATGGAATTAGAGATTCCATATGAAGATGTTACTCCAGAGTCTAATTTAGATACTCCAGATCTTTCTGAATTTAAAGAAGAACTGTATAATAATTATCAAAAAGAATATGTTAATAAACTTAGTCCTTCTGAAAAAAATGCTCTATTAGAAGATGAAGATTTAAATAATAAAACATTTGAAGAATGGTACTCTAGACCAGAGAACAAAAAATACTTTGATGAGTATAATAATGCAAATAGACCTGTGCTTTCTAAGCAAGAAACTATCATGAATATTAGAGGGGTAGAAGTAAATACTAATACAAAAACATTAGAGCAACTAATTGCATATAGAGATGATGTTAATAATCAAATTACTTCAAATAATGAAGAAATAAATTTTTTAGATCCTGAAACTGAAAAAGAACAAATTAAAAAGTACGAAGAAAAAAATAAAGAACTAAGTTTAAATTTAAAAAATTTAAATAATATTATTAGTGCTAGACAGTTTGCTAATTTTCCAGAAGAAATTAAATCTGCTGTAAGGAGTATACAAAAGATATTTAAAGCTCAAAGTAAAGTAGAAAAAGGAGTAGAACTTACTGAAGATGATGAAGTAACAGGATTAAAAAAGGGTCAAAAGGCATATAGAATAAACGGTAAGTTTCATAGAAGAACAACACAAGCTATACAAGATGTTATTGATGAAACATATGAATATCAAGGTCAAGAAGAAGTAGATACTATTTTTAAACAAACAATAGCTAAAAAAGGATTAAATCCTGCATCCATAAAAGAGTTTGTAGATAGATTACGTTCTCTTCCAGATACTGGTGAAGCAGCTCTCCCTGGAACTAATGATATATTCTTTAACAAACTTCAACAAGAACTTAATGCTCTGCCTAATATGACAGCTGAGCAAATTGAATTAGAAGGGCAAAAGAATGAAATTTTAACAAAAGCAAATAAAGAAAAGAATCTTGCTAAACAACAAGCTTTATTTGATCAGGCTGAAGAAATTCAAAATAAAATTGATGGTGCTTATACAGCTCCTGTTTCTGATATAGAAGCTAAGAAAGCTGAAAGAATAAAAAGGTATTTTAATAGACCTGCTAATAGAATGCAAAAATTTAATCCTGATGGTGAAAATACAGATTTAACTGAAGAACAAATTGATGAAGTTGAACAATATATTGAAGCTGCTAAAGAGGCTGGATGGAATGTAGATAGAACTTTTATACTATTAAGTAAATTAGGTTATACTTATGCAATTGGTAATAGTGCAGAGGCTTTTAAAAATTATTTAGCAGATAGATTGTCAGGAGAAACAAATATTAAAGTTACTTCTGAATTTAATATTAATAAAGAGATTGATGCAGAACTAGCTGCTTTAGAAGGTGTAACTCAACCAGCTACTAAAGATAATTTTGATACAGCTACTAAGAAGAATACTACTAAGAATATAATAGATACATTTTTTGCAGAAAATACATATGAAGATAGTAGAATTGCTGGTAATTTCTTTGACTTAGCTAAAGACTATCTGGAGTCTGGTAAAAAACCAGAGTTTAATGAAGAAATAATTACAAGAGAAGCATATGATAGTTTAATAGAGTATTTAGATACCATTAAAAAAAGAGTGGACTCTGGGGAATTATACATAGTAGGTAGAGACCTTATTGTATATGATTCAGATATAGTTCATCAAGATGGTAAGAAAGATAGAATAGCTGGTGAAATTGACCTTATTTTAGTAGATAAAGATGGTATTTATGTAGTAGATATTAAGTCTGGAGAAACTAATAAATTTTTAAACTTTAATAATTTAAGCACAACTAATAAAAAGTTTACTAAGAGAAATGAGTATACACTTCAAACTGCTGCATATGCTACAATGTTAGAAAAAATGATAGATAGAAAAGTTGCTGGAATAGCAATGCTTCCTATTCAAAGAGAGTCTAACAAAAAAACTAATCAAGTAATTGAAGCTGGTAAACCTTTGTCTGGCCAGTTCTTTAATGAATTAGAGTATAAAGTAGATGAAGATGGAAAAATTGTAATAAACAAAAAAATAGATCCAAAAACCAAAAAACCATTTAATGAAAAACAATTTACTATAACTGGTAATAAATATAAGTTTGATTTCTTAGTTCCATTATATAGAGAGTCAGTTCAAGAAGAGATGGATAAACTCTTCCCCAAAAAATTAGGTGAACTTGAACCTGGTGGTAAAAGAGCAATAGCAAATAGAATTAACAATATTAGAGAAAGACTATCTGAAATAACTGATGAGTTAAGTGATATAAATGTTAAAAATCTAGCAATTATAAAAGTTTTAATTGATAATGCAGTAAAACAAAATATATCTATTCCAAAAGATATTATTGAGCAATATGAATCTAAAAATAAAAACTTAAAACAGTATACTAGCAAAGAAAAAATTAAATCAGTAATAGACAAATACAAAAAGAATTTAAATTCTTCCGAAAAGAACTTAAAAGAACAATCAGATAAGTTAAGAAAAATTAAGTCTAATGTTTCATTTGATAATGTAGATAAATCAATATTTAATGAACAAAGTGATTTTATAAAAGAACAACTTGAATCTGATTCAAATTTTAAATATTATTTTGATCAACATAATAGTTTTTATAAAAATGCAGTAGATAGAAGTCCAACAGATAATCAAATTGTTGCTATTGAAACTATGAAAGAATCTGGTCTCTTAACAGATACAGATATATCAGATGCTGATATAAAATATTTGTCAATGGCTGAAGCATCAGAATTAATTCATGAGGGTGTAAAAAGAATTCAATATTTAAAAACATCAAGTGTTGAAAAATCTAAAGATTTTCGTGAGTATCAAAAAAATATATTTGATTTAATGAAAGCAACTAAAATAAATTCTAATGATGTTTCATTAGTACAATTATTTGAGGATGCTGAAAAAATTTCTAAAACAGGAAGAACTAAACAAGCTATTGATTTATTAAATATAAAATTAAATAACTTAAATTCAGAATATAATAAAGAATTTACTAGTGATGTTAGAAAAACTAAAATCTTAAAGGAAATATTAGACATTGAACAGTTTAAAGAGGCATTAATAGATACATATGAAATGCCTATAGATATAGTTGAGCAAGTACAAGAATCAGAAATTGTTGAAGAATTTATAGATGAATTTGATACAGATATTAATGTTGGTGATATAGTATATTCAAGAAAGAAAAATAATAATACACCATATAAAGTCAAAGAAAAAACTAAAGATTCTTATGTATTATCTCCTCCAAGAGGTAAGGCAATAACAGTTAAAATTGATACTTTTGCAGATAACTATATAACTAAAATAGAAATGGACTCAGGTAATATTACTCCACCTACTGTTGAAGTAACAGATACAGAAAAAGAAATACTTAACGAAAGTCAAGTTACTGTAAATAATTTCTTACAAAATCAAGATAGCAAAACTAAAGCTTATGAAAAGGGTATTAAAAATACTCCTGAAGAAAATAGAAAAAATTTATTGAATAAAACAAAAAACTGTTTATAATGATAACTTGTAGCATTAATGATGACGCTATTATAGCTGAACTATATTCTGATGTAAGTGGTTCAATGAACCAAGCTCTAAAATCAAATAGCACATTTGATGCTATGGATTATATGAAAAATCTTTTCAAAGATTTTTCTGAGCAAAGTTCACCAGAAGTTGCAGCAAAATTTCTACAGTCTATACCAAGAATAATTATTGATGTTAAAAATAATTTTTTTGAACAATTAAAATTAAAAGAAGGATTAAGATTAGATGCACTAGATGATTTAAATACAGAATTTAAAAATCCAGATACTGGTGTTGCATCAATCATTAATACCTTAAGTGATATTTCAGAGTTACAAGAAAAAAAAGATATAATAGAAAATGAACAAAAAAATGAAATAAGTTTAGATCAAAATCCTTCAATTGAACCGCCAGTTGTAAGACTACCAGAAAGGTTTAGTACACTAAGTGCCTATGGTGGTACTTCTCAAGCATATGTAAAATTAGATCCAAATAAGAAAGAAAAGAATCCTTTTTTATCAATTGAAGATCTTAACCAAGAACTTACATATATGGTTAAGACTTTTGATAGAATAAAAGAAATACAGAATACTACAAATCCATTAAATGGAATAGTATATCAAGGAAAAAGATTAGTGTTTAAAGCTATCACATTAAGTGCGTATGCAACACCTCAGAATTTAAAATATCTTGATAAATCTACACAAAGTGAAATAGATAAGTCTAATGCTATAGTTGATAGAAATTTAAAAGTTTCTGAAGACATTAAACAAGCTAATCAAAGAGTAATATTATTAATTAGTGATGATAAAGGAAATACTCTTTACTTTGATGAAGAGGGTAATATAACAACAGCAGAACTTGGTAAACCAGTGTATCAGTTTATGAGAACCATAAGAGAAAAAAATGGTGAATATTCTGCTACCAATATGTACAATACTGAAGACTTATTAATATCTGTTGAAGCTTTTGTTGAGAATACCTACAATCCAGAAATAGATGGAACAAAAGAAGAATATACAAAACTTGTAAGAGAACAAAGAAATAAGGATCTTGAAGAACTGTATACAATTCAAAATGAAATATTAAATGGAGAAACCAAAATTTTACCAATAACAAATGTTACAAATGGTGTTCCCACTAATTTATCAGCTACAAAAATATATTTAAATGATTTAATAAATCTTCCATCTTTTAAAGATAAAGTATCTGAAATTTTAAAGAGTATTTATACAATTCCATTTGATCAAAAAAACTTTAAAAGTGGATCAGCATTTATAAAAATTAATGGTAATGACTTTTTTATAAATAGACCACTTATCACTGATGACTTAGCATTAGAAATTGCAGAGGTATTGACTAATAAAAATATCAAGAATGAGGATAAAAAAGAATATACCAATCAGTTTTTTGAAGGATTTGATTTAGGAAGAACTAGTAAACAGTATGATTTATTTTATAGTAAAGATGGTAAATCAATTTACTTTAACTTATATGATGGTTTTGGAAAAGATGCAAAGAAACTTGATGTAAAAATAAAATTAGATCAAGAGGCTCTTAAAAAAGCTGGAGATGAAGTAATAAATAAATACAAAGAGTATATAGTAGAATATCTTACACAAAAAGGATTAAAGAAAAATTCTAATAGAACACAAATTATTTTTAAAAATACAGCTTTAGCAAGTGGTGTTTATATGAGATTAAACACAGAACGTACAGGCTTTAATAGAAATGCAGATTATTTTGATTTTATAAAAGGTCTAAAGTCAGATATAGAGCTTACAAATGCAGATCCAGGATTTTATAATTATGTAGTCAATTTTACTACAGATAATAGCTCATTTGGTAAAGAGATTTTAAAAGAGCAAGATCCTTTTGATGAAGACTTTGCTCCACCAAAACCAACAGTATATGAAGAGGAAGCATATAGAATAGTAAATACTGCAACATCAGATGCATACAAATCTACTATTGACCAAGCAAATCCTTACGATAGTTTTTTAATTACTAAATATTTTATTGAAGAGATAACAAATAACTATAGTAAAAATCAAACTAGGGAATTTGCTGAAGATATATTTAAATTACTTTCAGAGGGATATAATTCAGTTTTAAATCAAAATCAAAAAGATTTAATTTTAAAAGAAATTAATAAAACTAAATTTTCTCAAAAAACAGCTTCTGAAAAAACTAATCCTCCTATAGAAGAACAGATAAGTGAGGGTATTGCTTCTAAAAATAATTCTCCAGAGAATAATACTCCAGTAAATGATATATTTAAAGAAGAAAAAATATCTGAAAAAAATAAAAAGTATTTTGAAAGGTCAGGCATAAAGCCAGAATTTATTAGTCCACTAAAAGTTAGACAAGCTAAGAGTTGGTGGAATAGTAAAGAGATGGAGCCAATGAGAAAACTCATTGAGTTTGGTCATATGGCAAACATTGTAAACTCAGATGTATATGCAAGATTTATTGTAGCAGGTGCTACTCTTGCTGATACAAGTATTATGGGTAGGTTAGAGGTTAATAAAAAGATGGGTAGTATATATCAAAACCTTACTATTTATCATGAAGCATGGCACGTATTCTCCCAGTTGTTTTTAACTAAACAACAAAAGTTAGATTTATACAATGAGCTCAAGAACTACAAAGATGCTAAAGGAAATACTCCTTATAGTAAAATGAGCTTTAGAGAATTAGAAGAAATGCTTGCAGAAGATTTCCGTAACTATGTTAAAACAGGAAAAGCAAAACAAGCAGCTCCAAAAAGAAATACTTTATTTAGAAAAATAGTTGAGTTCTTAAAACAACTATTTGGTAAGGTGCTTAAGAAGTTTAAAAAACAAGATACAGTTATAAATAGTCTTAACTCGCCAATGGCTCAAAGATTATTTAATGAACTATATATTGGAGACTTTAATAAGTACTCTCCAAGTATTGATAATCAAATGTTTACTCAATTAGATAGAGGACCAAGACAGGTTGAATATCCATCACAAGATGCATTATCTCCTGGGGATGGTCTATTGATTTCTAATTCTATTGACAATTTTTTTGCTGAAAAAATAAATGAGCTTCAGGAAGAAAGTAAAAGTGTTGGCGTAAGTCTTTCAGCACTCATGAATCCAAAATATAAATCATATTTATACAATGATGCTAGAGAAAAATTTGAAGAAATTTTAAGACAAGAGGAAGCTAAACTTAAAACACTAGAGGGTGTTAAAGATTTTAATGAGTTAAAGACATTAGAAGAGATAGAAAGTAATGCCATTGCTGTAATGAAAGCTTCTGATGGAAAAAATAAATACTTCTTTTTAACATCACAAGTTAGGGACTTTAATAACTTATTACCATCTACAAAAAGAGGAGAAAGAGTAAGAGGAGAGGATTATAAAGATAGTGTTAGAATAGTTGGTGATTTTTACAAACATGGGACAATAAAAAAGAATGGAAGAAATATAGACATTGTTCTAGTTACAAGATCACAAGATGCACAAACTCAATTTGATAATTATAAAAAAGCTAAGGCTAAAGTTTTTACTGAACTCATAAAACAACCTGTCTTAGATAAAGTAGAGATTGATCAAGATCAAGAAACTATTAGAGATAATGTAAGAATATTACAAACTACATTAAAAAACTGGGGTGATGAAAAAAGTGGTATAATAAAATACCATATGGAAAATACAGCTTATGAAGTATCTAGAAAAAAATATGCTGTTGAAGATGATTCAGTTATTCAAAATAAAGATCAAGAATTAGATGAAAATGGAGAACTAGTTGATGAAGAAGAAAACAAAGGGGGTCTAGAGCAGAATAATGAAAAAACTGGAAAACAATCTTTACAACAAACAATGAGTAAACAAACAATATTTGTTTTAAAAACATTATTGAAAGTAGATTCAGAAGGTAATTTTGTAAAAGATAGATTTGGAATTATAGAGAGAGCAGAATTTAGTAAAACTTTTGCTATAGTTGCTAAAACAATAGGGGGTATAAGAGATAGAAATGAAGCATATACAAGGTTAAAAGAAGAATCAGAAAAGTTTCCAGAATTAAAACAGTTATTTAAATATAAATTTCCTGATCCTAATAAATCAGGAGCTGAAGTTAATACATTTGAATTTGATTTAGCAAGAGGATTTTTTCAAGACTTTGCAAAACCTCAGATTGATTACCAACAACTTTATGCATACTATAGAGAAGATGATAAAGAATTAGACTTTATAGTTAAAAAATCAGATCTTGCAGTTGATAATGTTGTAACTAAGTGGATTAATACTTTTGAGACACTTAAGAAAAGTAAATATGTAAATGTTTCAAGAGATAACATTAGATCTTTAAACTTATCTGAGGTTGTAAAAGATTTTAAGGATAGCAAAAGTGATACTTTAAACTTAAATAAACAAATACAATTTGCAAAAATATTGGGTATTGAATTACAGGACAATGACAATATTAAAAAAGAGTTAGATAAACCTACTAGCGTTAGTTATTATGGTTTAGCATATATCTATGATATTCTTAAAAAAGTAAATCAACTAGATATTTTAGAGTCTAATGGTGAAACAATAACTGAAGAACAAAAACTTTTACTTAATAATTTTAAGAAAAATCCTTTAAAAGTTTTATCTGTTGGCTTCTCAGAATCTGTATTAGATAAAAGTAAAAAAGGTAAAGTAAGCGAACTTACACAGCTTAAAAGGTTAGCTGAACTACAAATAATGTATGGTTATGATAGTTCAAGTACTGCTATAATTAGATCTAATCAAACCGTTGGTTATAAGGAAGTTAACTGGAGTTCACTTCATGCTGCAGCATATGCATTAAACCAAGTTCAATATATGCATCAACTTTGGACAGATCCAAGATATAACAGTATGTCTCATCTTAATCCAGAAATAAATACTCATGTTAGACACCTTAAAATAATGTCAACATTATTCAATTTTGAAAATAAAGGTGAGAAAAAGAAAAATAAAAGTTTAGAAGTATTTGCTCAAGATGGATTTGCATTTACAGATTATTTTGGAAATAATTCTGGAAATGTCACAACTGATCTAGACCCTCTATCTAAATTTATATTTGAATTCCATAGTTTTAGTTTAGCAGGTGTAGCTGAACTTCCAAGAACTTCTGATAAAAAGTTTTCATATGGAGTTAAAATTAATGGTGGTATAGACCAAGCAAGATTAGGTTTTGATGCTTCTGAATCAGATAAAAATTTATATATAAATACTAATAAATTTTTAACAGAAGAAGGTGAGCAAATTGCAAGAGTAGGATACTTGTATGGCTATATCCAAGGAGAGTATGACAGAATTAAAAAGTTTAGAGGCCCAGATAAAGATAAATATCTTAGAATTAAAGGATATAATAATAGAGTTATTGAAAACGGTAAAGAACTTTATTCTGGAGAAACTTTTGTAGCATTCAAAGGAATGTTAAGTCAGAATACAAAAAATAAATTGTATGAACTTGCAGACCAACAATCTGATATTGATATATTAAGTTATGTCAAAGAAGTGGATAAAGAGCTTGGTACAATGATTAAGAATGATATAAAAAAATACTTTGATGAAATTTTGTCAGATATAAAATCCTTATACTTTAATAACATACCTTATATATCTAAATCTCTATTTGAAAAAGTTGGTATTAAAAGAGAAGACTTGTCTGGGGATGCTCTTGAACAATTTCAAAAAGATAATAAATTAGTTAATGCATTGCTTAAATCATATATGTTTAATGATTTTATACACAAATATGAGACAAGTATTATATTATTTGGGGATCATGCACAATGGGATCACGGCAAACAAGACTGGTCAAAAAGAATTCCTGGCCTTACATCAGATGGTATTGGGTTTATGTTTGATGAACAAACACAAAGCTTTATAAATGATGTATTTAATAAAGAAACATATGCTTCTAAACTAACTGAAAAAGAAGGTATTAATTATGATAACTTTGTTTTTTCTGAGAAACTTAATTCAGCAGTTATTGAAGATCCAGTAAGAGAATCAATATATATTAAAGAATATCAAAAACTTTGGGAAAAAGATTATCTAAAAAGATTTAGTCCAGAAGTTGCAAAAGAAAAAGCAGCAGCAGATGCTGAGTTATATAAAAAAATGAAAGAATCAGATGGTATGGCATATGTTACACTTGATGCATACCGGACACTCAAGAAAACAGGAAGAGGTTGGAGCTTGGCTGAAGAAGCATTGTATCAAAAAATAATTAATAATGAAACAATTACATCAAAAGATATAGATCAGTTTTATTCAATCTATAAACTGCATTATTTTGGAACAATTGAAAATGATGTTTTACCCGTAAGAGGAATGTATAAATTTTCTGTTATTCCACTTATCCCTGGTGTAAATGCAGTAGCTGGTTCTGAGCTTGAAAAACTTCATAAGCTAATGTTAAAACAAAATATTCAACTTGTAACATTTGGTTCAGGATCAAAAGGTGCTTATTTAACTTCAGATGGAAAAACTGATAATGTTTTTTCAGATAAAGAAATGAAGTTTGTAAATACAGAAGTTAATGATGAAGGTGAGAATATATTTAAGTTTACAAATAATCCAATTTATTTAGCTAATCTTAAAGAGGTAACAGTGATGAATGACTCCTATAAGGGTGAACTTCAAATTGCTACACAAACAAGAGCTATTATAATAGACAACTTATTTGAAGATGGAGAATTAAAAAATTCAAATAATAAAGCTGTTGTAGATGAATATTCTAATACAATTAAAGAATACTCAAAATTATTAAAAGAAGATCTACTAAATGGGTTAGGTATTGAGTTAATAGATGGTAGAGTAATTGGTGATTTTACAAAGTTTGTTGAAATAATCAGAAGTGAACTTACAGAAAGAGATACACCACAACATTTAATAAAATTAATTAATACAGATAATGACGGAAAACTTGCAATGGATTTATCATTGCATCCTGAATCAGATAGTATTGAAAAATTACTTGTAAGTTTAATACAAAGAGGGGTTGTTAAACAAAAAACTAAAGGTGAGCCATTAGTTCAATCTCCAGCAACATTTACAAATGGTATTTGGGATTCTCCTTACATAGGTCTTACTGAATTAAAAGAAATTCAAAAACTTTTAGGTACTAATACTCTTCCTTTTTATTTAATAAATGGAGAGACTAGATCTGAAGAAATGAAAGTTGCAATTGCTTTACAAGGAGACTTTAGAAATTTACTTAATGCAAAAGATTTAGATGGAAATAAGATTGAAACAATTGAAAGATTAAATCAATTAATTAAAAATCCTGAATGGTTTGCAAAAAATAAAAAATCACTTACACTATTTGGACCTAGAATTCCTAATGATGCTCACAATACTATTGAAGCAGCTACAGTCTGGCATTTCTTACCAGAGTCATTTGGTAATACTATTATCACACCAACTGAAATTGTAGCAAAAGCAGGGTCAGATTTTGATGGGGATAAATTATTTATGTCTATGCCTAACATAGATTCTGAAGGAAACTATATTGACAAAGGAGTAGAAAATTTTTATAAAGTTTTAGAAGAGACTAAAGAACTTGAGAAGAAAAACAAGCTTCCTGAAGGTAGACTTACATCTAGACAGTTAATTAATTTACAGAAAAAATATTTACAGAACAAGTACTTACAAGCATCTGTAGAAATATTAATGCTTCCTGAAAATGCAGTAACATTAATCAAACCTAATGGTACATATTTAATGGATAGGTATGAGGAAAACGTTACTGCAAATAGAACAGGTTATGATAAGTTTAAAAATGTTGATAATAGACCTTCTGATGTAAATACAAAAGGTGAAAAAATTCCAAGTCCAACAAGCCACTTTACTATTGGATATAATTTATATGTTCATGAAGCTAATTTATCTCTTGAACCTTCATTAGGTATTTTAGCTAAATTGACTAAATCAATTCCATTATATAAAGCTGCTGGTGCAAAAATGCCAGCAAGATATAGAATCTCAGATACATTAAAAGTACCATTAAAAGTAAGATTTGATGTTAATACTACAGTAAATTCTAATAATGAAGAAGTAGTTTCAGTTGGTGCTGAAAATAATGTAGCCGGAGAAAACATATCTGATACAACATCTCACTCTTTACAAGGAGTATTGGATAGAGCTAAGGCAACATTCCCTTTTGAATTAAAATTAGTCCCTGAAGCAATGACAGTTTATGGTTATTTAACCAGAGCTGGTATGGATCAGGAAGACATAGTTTATTTACTTAATCAACCACTAGTTGCAAAGTATTTAAATATGCAAAAGATGAATAATTCATCTATTAATAATGCATTGTTTGGTTCTAAAAAAGATTTTGAAATTAAAAATGAGATAATTTTAGATGTATTAAATTCTCAATTAAATGAGGATCAAATAAAAAAATTAATAGCTGATGTTAGTAATGATAAGTTATCAGCAACGTTAAAATCTTTACCCGAAGATTTGAAAATTACTGTTACTATAGGTAAAAATATAGAAAACACAACTGTAAAAGATTTAAGAAATTCTTTAAACACAAAAAAGATAAACCCTAATTTAATATCCGGAATCAGATCAGCTGATGAAGAAAGTACTAAAATTTACAATAGAATATTAGGTGCAAATTGGTTGTCTCATAAAGAAAATTTATATTTTTTAATTGAAAAATTAGCAAAAGTTAATCTTACAAATAAAGATAAAATTACTAAATCTGATTTATATAGTGTTCTAAATATTCAGGATGCGTCAAGTAGTAAAGCTCTTTTAATTTTCTTGCATTATTTAGAATTAGAAAATCAATACTCAAGAATGAGTGACTTTGAACAAGCATTTTCTCCAGATACATCTAAACTAACAACAGTACAAGAAGCAAAAGATAGAAAAAATGTATTAAAAACTTTTGAAAAAGATGAAGAAATAGATCAAGACTTTGTAAAATATATGACAAAGCAGTCTGTTATATCTTCATTAATGTTTGATGACTTAACAATTGATTTGGTTACTCCCCTATTTGAAATAAAACTTAATGAAAAAATAACTAGCTTCTTAAAAAGAGGTATTGATAATACAAGAGCTGAAATTATTTTAAAATATGGTAGAGGTGCTGATGGAAGAGCTAATTTCACAAGAGCTTTTGGTAATAATCTAATTAACTATATATATCAAAATTATCAAACAAACTTTTATGATGAAAGTGGTAAACTATCTAATTTACCACAAAGCACTGATAAAAAAACAATTGAAATAAATAATGATATAAATACTCCTGTATTAGTTCAAGAAGATAAAATTATAGTAAATACAAGACTTATTGAATTTGATTATGCTACTAAAAACTATTTAGAAAATAGGAATCCAGAAACATCATATGAAGGTAGGGGGTATGATACATTTAAATTGGGTCAAGATCCTTTTATAAGTTTAAGATCATTTTACAGATATAATATAGAAAGAGCAATACTAGAAAGTAAAAATAGTATAGATACTCTTAGTAATGATGATTACTTTATTAGTCTTGTTGCTAAAAATGATGGTAATGCGGAAAATGCATATAAACAATATATATCTGAAAGAGCATTACTAAATAGTTATAACCCTATGTATATCATGGGTAAAACTAAATATAGTTATAGAGATAATATCCTAGAGCTTCTTAATTCATTAGAAAACTACCCGGCATTATTTGAAAAATTCACTATACTATCTCAGATATCTCCACAAAGAAATAGAGATGGTTATAAAATTATAAGACTAAATAATAGAAATGATATAAAGGGTGCTTTAGCTCAAGAGTATTTTAATCAAATAAGACAGTTGGGGGATTACTCTATACAAAAATTAGATAATCCTAAAAATGATCCATTGATTGCTTCTAAAGATAAAAGAATCAGTGATCTATTCAATGTGTTTTCATTGATGATGTATTATCAACATGGTATTGGAAAGACCACAACAGGCTTTGTAAAAGGACTAGATTCTACACAATATAAATCTTTAATGCAAGATATCACTCCTGCATTTATGAGTAACTATATTGAAACTAATGAAAAGTTTGACAACTTATATGTTTCTGATTTAGTCCTTGCTACTATTTTTAATAAAACTTTAGAGGCTTCTAATTTTAATATTTTTGCAAGTCCTCGTAATATTTATTATAATAGTGACATGGAGCAAATAGCCACGCAAGTGGATATAGAACTTCAAAAAGCAGGGGAAGAAGAGTTTGATATAAATGAAGGAAAACAAAGTATACCTGAAGAATTTAAAAGAGGAGACAGACTTATCTTAGATGAAGATGTTAAACTTTATAATTCAGTATTAATAAAAAATAATGGTGTTAAACCTAAAAGATGGACAACACCAAATACTAAGTTTTCTGAATTCTATAATGGGAGACAACAAGGTATGCCAAATAGTACAGCTTGGTTATTGAATGACAATAACTTGTATGACATGGTGGAGATAGGTGCAGACTCAGATATGGCAGGTACAGTATACTATGAAAATGTAGATTTAGAAACAGGATACCAAATGTTTAAGGAGGGTGAAGGTCCTACTCAACCTAGTGTAAGAAAAACATATTCCGGAAAAGTAACTAGCTTACAACCTAATCAAATATTTGTATTTGGTAGTAATCCAGAAGGTAGACATGGTGCAGGTGCAGCTAAATATGCTAAGGATAATTTTGGAGCAGTATATGGTCAAGGGGAAGGATTACAAGGTCAATCATATGCCTTACCAACTAAAGATTTAAGAATTAAAACTAATAATAGTTTACGTTCTATATCAGCTGAGGATATAACTAAAAACATTAAAAAACTATATGAAGTAGCCAGACAAAACCCAGCTAAAGAATTTTTAGTGTCTGATTATTCTGAGAGCAATCTTAATGGTTATACTGGTCAAGAAATGGCAGATATGTTTAGTGCTGCTGGACCCATACCTTCTAACATAGTTTTTAATGAGAATTTTGATAAACTAATTACTACTCAACCTAGTACTAATTTACCAGGATCTGATACTAAAATCAATATCTATGCTGGAACAGGAGAAAATGCTGAGTTAAGTAATTTTGCTATAAGACCTTTTAAAGGAGGCGTTATAGTTACTACTTATAAAACTGTTGAAGGAGCTTTTCAAGCTGCTAAACTCAGATATACAGCAATGACATTAGCAGAAAGACTACCATTTATAAACGCATTAGCAGAAGCAACTGGAGCTGAAGCTAAAAAAATTGGAAGACAAATTCAAGGACTAGATACAAAAGCTTGGGATGCAAATTCTTCTGCAATAATGAAAAACATTTTAAAGGAGTCTTTTGAACAAAATCCAGATGCCCTTGCTAAATTACTTGCTACAGGTAATGCTACTCTTACACATACTCAAGATAAAACTAAATGGGGTAAAGAGTTTCCAAAATTACTTATGGAAGTTAGAGAAGAGCTTAGAGGTACTCAAAAACCTACTGAAACCCCAACTGCAGTTCCTGTTGTTGATAAGGTAGCTGATATAGAAAAAGTAGGAATAAATAATTTACTTGTTTCAGGGATAGTTACAAATCCTACTACAATAGAAAAAGGTAAACAATATTTATTGGTAACGTATACAGGATATACAGGAAATGCTAGTGCGTTTGAAATTGTTACAGCTACAGGAAATAAAAAAGAAGAATCTCAAGTATCTTCTGGTTCAGGAGTATCAAAAAATTTGGTAGATACTTTTATAAATAGTAAAGGTCAGGAAGTTACAACAGGAGGATTAAATAAAAAAATAGTAGAACTTCCAACAATTAATATAAATGATAAAAAACAAGTCTTAACTTTTTTATTAAATCAGGCTAAGAATAAAAAACTATTAAGTGCTCCAAAAGGTTCTAAATTAGGTCTTCAAGAGATTACTGAAGATAAAACAAAAGTAAAACTGCACTTTTTAAATTCAGATTTTACTAAAGGTGAAACTTGGATAAACTATAATGCTTCTAATAGAGATTATGAAAAACTAGCTACAGATTTTTTAATTGCTAAATATGATGCAGAATTAGCTGCCTTAAAGGAACAACAAGCTCCTACTACTCAACCTAATCAACCAGTAGGAAAAGTTAAAGAAGGTGTATCAGAACTATTTGAATCTAATCCTGAATTGGCTGCTATAGGAACTCCTGAGCAATACTCTCAATATCTTAATACTGTATTTCCTGATAGTAAAGTTAAGGATATTGTTTATCATGGTACTGATGCTACATTTGATAAATTTGCACCAACAAAACCAAAATTTGATACTTTAAATAGTATTGAAGGTGTATATAATTTTACAACTAATAAAGAATTTAGCAAAAGATATGGTAAAAATATATTATCTATTTTACTAAATATTAATAAACCTATTCAAGAAAAAACAAGTGGTGAGTTTCTTGATGATATGGATAGACCTCTTTCAGAAGCTTTATATAAAATAGGCAAACAAACATCAAAAAATATACTTGCTCCTAAATATGATGAAACTTTAAAAGACACAGATGCTGTTATAAATAGAATTGAAGGAGATAATTATGCATTACCTATACAAACTGTAATTTCAGTATTTGAACCAGAACAAATTCATATACTAGGTTCTAAACAAGATATAGAAGGATTTAAAAACTTTGTATCTACTCAATCTACTCAACCTACTGGACCAGTAAGGGATGGTGGTTCTGAATCTTCTATAAATACTGATATGGAAGAGTATCAAAAACTAGTAGAAGCATCTAATGGTGTTCAACCAAAAACATTTACAGTAGGCACAAGAACTTGGAATCTTAATAAGTTTGGTAATTATGATTGGTCAGATCCAACTACCAATCAAATTTATATGAGAAATGTTGATATGGAAACTGGTAAGTCAGTCCCAGAACCATTAAGAGAAGAACCTGTAAATCCAAAGTTAATAGAAGCTAATTTAAATTGGATAAATACAAATAAAAAATTACTAGATTTAGATAATAAATTAGCATTCTTAGGATATGACATCAATGATGTTATAGACAAATTAGTAAGTGCTAAAACTATGGGAGATTATTATGATGTACAAGAAATATTTAATAAATTATGTTAGGAAATTGTCCAATTAAAAATAGCAAAGAGTGGAAGGAGATACTTGCCTTCAATAATGGTAATGAACAAAGAGCATTAGAAGAATGGGAAGAAATCTATGGTCAAGATGAATTATTAAATAGTGATCCAAACTTTAGTAGTACACCAGAAGAGTTTGAAGATGCTTCTGTAGCAGAAGCATTTGAAGAACCAAGCTTTCAAAAATCTTTAAAAAAGATAAAAATTTACTTAGAAACTAAACGCAATGAGTTATCTAAAAAGAAAGTTTTAAATCAAAAAGAAAAGAAAATTGCGTTAAATAGAATAATTAAAAATTTAAAATCTCTTGAAGAAGTAGAATCAATTAATGCATTTGTAGATTTTGCATATGAAGAACTTATAGATGCAAAAAAATTAATTACAGAAGCTTATAAAAAACATCTTAAAGGAGAGACAACTAGTAAAGAGTTTTTAGATATAATATCTTCCGCAAATCAAGTTGCTAATGGTTATAGTATTTTAGATGAAATCTCTAAAGATGATATTGATAGATATTTTTCAAGACCATCAGAAGGTGTAAGATCAAAATCTGATTTAACACCTCAACAAAAGATTTCAGAATCAATGAAGATAAAAAATGATATTAGAATCTTCTTTGAACAAAAAGTTGTTTCATTAATTGCTGAAAAATTAATCAACTATAGATCTAAAAGAGGTGATCTTACTATTGAAGAACAAATAGCAGCATATGAAAGAAGAATAGATGAGTTAGAAAAAAGTGATTTAAGTGATAGAGCTAAACAAAGAGAAATTAAATTTAATAAAGAGGAGTTAGAAAAGTGGAGAGGAATGCAACTAGATAAAGAAAAATTACAAGCTCTGCTTTTAGAAACAGCAAATGATGAAAGTTTTTTTCAAGCTTGGTTAGATCCTCTAATAAGTTCAGGTGATGCACCATTATCTCTTTTTGCAAAAATGGTTAAATCCCAATTTGAAGAAACAAGAATAGAAGATATTGAAGTAAGAAATAAAATATCTGATGCATTAAAAAGCTTTTCACAAAAAACAGGTAGAAGTATTGGTAATGTAGAAAAACTTAATGAAGGACTATTTGAGTTTTTAAGAATACCAGTAAGAGATGTAAATGGTAAAGTCATAAGAGATAAAGAAACTAATGAAATAATATTTGAAGAAGTAGTTTCATTTGTTCAAAAATATAATATGAACAAATTTGGTGAAGCATTGCGTGACTTTAGTAAAAGCAATCCTAAACCAAAGCTTAAAGAAGATGCTACTGATATAGAAAAACAACAACATGAAAAAGCATTAACTAAATGGTATGAATCTAGAAGACAATGGTTTGATAGAAATACACAACCTAAATCTAAAGAAGAAAGAGATAAAGTAATTAATGAAAAAAGAAAAGATTTAGCAGATGGTATAATTACAGATGAGGAATATGGAGAGTGGTTAAGAAGTGTAGAAAGAACTAAGGATGGAGAAAAAAAATATTACGGTGAACTTTCAGAACCAAGTGATAAATATTTAAATGACGCTTGGTTAAAACTATATAATAGAGAAGGTAAACCAATATCTCCACAAGGAGAGTATCATAAAATTTTAACTGATGAGTATCTTCAATCTCAAGAGCTATTACCCGAAGGTCAAAGACCAGGTCTTATTGTACCATCTATAGAAATGGATGATGTAGAAAGAAGACAAAGATTTGGAATTAAAAAAGCAATTAAAAGTAAACTATCTGAATCTTATCAAAGAAAAAAATATGATCAATCTTTATATGGTGAAACAGCTGGTCAAACTAATGAAATAGATGATAATGTTTATGGAATAGGTAGATCATCTAATGAAAAATTTGATATAATACCAGTGTTTTTTACACAAAAAATGGATAAAGAAGATGTTAGTGTTGACTTAGCTTCATCTGTTATTCAATTTGGTGCTATGGCAAGAAGATTTAATTCCTTAAATGAAATACAATCTGAAATATATGCCTTTCAAAAAACTATTGGTAATAGAAAAATTGCGGCAAAAGACTCTAAGGGTAAACCTATAATTGATGCTATTGCTAAAAAGTTAGGTTATGAAGAATATATAGGTAGTAATGCAATGGACTACTCACAATTCCATCTTGATGAATTTATCAATATGGTTATTAAAGGGGAGTCACAAAAAGCAAGTCAATTTTTTAAATTAGATCTTGGTAAAATTACTAATACTGCGATTGGTATATCAGCAGTTACAACACTTTCTTTAGATGTACTTAAAGGTGTAGCAAATAATTTACAAGGAAACTTTCAGCTTATAATAGAAGCTGCAGGTTCTGAATTTTTTAGTTTAAAAAATTTAACTAAAGCTAAAGGTCTCTATTGGGGAGGAAAATTAGCAGGATGTTTATCAGATTTTGGTAAACCATATCCAGAAAGCTGGTTAGGTAAATTAATTGAGTACTATGATGCTATTCAAGGTAAGTTTAAAGATGAATATGGTAAAGATGTTTCAGCAACTGTTGCTCAAAAATTATTTAGAACAAATACTTTGTTCTTTAATATGCATGCTGGTGAACATGAACTTCAGTCTATTGCTATGTTGGCATTAATGGATGCTACTAAAGTTATAGATAAAGAAACAGGAAAAGAAATTTCATTACTAGACGCACATCAAAAATATGGAACATATTTATTTGATACTGTAACAGATGAAAATGGAAATAAAGAAAAAAAATATAAAGTTCAAATAAGAACAAATAAAAGTCTTGAAAATCCTGAAGGTGATCTTGTAGATTATGATGAAAAACAAAGAATAGAACATACTAATATACTCCATGCTTTAAATAAAAGAATGCATGGTGTATATAATGAATTTGATAAATCTGTCTTACAAAAATATTCTATTGGAAGACTTCTAATAATGTATAGAAAATATCTTGTTCCAGGATATAAACGCAGATATAAAGAAGTAAGTTTTGATGACGAACTTGGTACACCAACAGAAGGTTTTTATAGAACTTTTTATAAAACTATGCTGAGGGATCTTAGAACTTATAAGCTTAATATTTTATCAAGATGGAAACAATATACAAAATTTGAAAAAATGCAAATAAGAAAGGTTATTGCTGAGATGACATTAATATTAGCATCGCTAGCAGTAATTTTAGCATTAACCTGGGGTGATGATGATGATAAAAAGAAAAAGAAAGAAACTAAATCTTATTTTGAATATTTCTTTTTATATCAAGCTATGAGGATGAGATCAGAAACTTTTGCATATTTAAATCCAAGAGATGCTTATAAGGCATTAAGATCACCATCAGCAATGACTGGAACAATAGACAGAGGTATAAAATTTATAGATCAAATTCTTCCTTGGAATATAAATGAAAAATATAAAAGGAAAGAGGGTGTATATGAGAAAGGTGATAATAAAGCTTGGGCTAGATTCCAAAAGCTTATGGGCTTCTCTGGATATAATTTAAGTCCTGAAGCAGCAATTAAGAGTTGGGAAGCATCATTCTTATAAATAAAGAACCGTATTAAAAAAAAGGGGTTATTTTTTTACCCCTTTATTTAATATTGATTCTAGATTAGGTTTAAAATATGAACTTCCTTTTAATATTTTTCCATCTTCTCTAAGAATAGGTTTACCATCAGGTCCTAACTTACTCATATTACTAGCTTGTATTTCATTAAATACATCTATTATTATGTCTTGCATGCCATGTTTTAGAATTGTACCACACAAAATATATAACTGATCTCCTAGAGCATCAGCTATTTCTACAAGAGAATTTTTCTCGCAAGCTTCTAAGTACTCATTGTTCTCTTCTTCCATTAGAGCATGTCTAAGATTATAATCATTTCTTTCTAATGTTTGTGGCCATTTACCATCTTTCTGACCAAATGCTTTGTGGAACTCAGCCACGGAATTTAATTGTTCTTTCATGGTTCAAAGTTAAAAAAAAAGGGGACAGCTTGCGCCATCCCCTTTCTCATTCTTCAAAATTGGGAATTGAAGTTTTTAAAAAAAGTCACTGTTATCTTTTTCATCATCAGAGTTTGATTTAGCATCTCCTATATCAAATGTAAAATCATCATTGTTTGATTCTATTTCTAAGTTCATCCAATCATTTAGATCTTCTTCCTCATCTCTAAGATCTTCTAATTGATTAGTCTCACTAACCACCTCTGTATTTTCTAAAGATACAGTTGGTGCTTCAAAAGTATTTCCAACCGGATCAGTATAAGTTACTATTGTTTCTGACATAGCTTGTTCTGCTTCTGCAATAGCAATCAAATCCTCCAGGTCCACCTGATTAGGATTAACTACAGGTGTGTCAGCTGTAATATCTGTTGGAACAGGTACAACTATCTGTGCAGGTGCGCTGCACTGTTGGAAGTTATTAACAGTTGAGATAAAATAATGTAAGACACGTTGATCTTCCATCCAAGTTTTAGGATGAGAATGCTGTAGAGCAATAGTTACAAAGTTATAAAATGCCCACAAGCTGTTACTATCTACATAGACATGACTAGGTCTGTCCATTTGTTGTCTTACAATACTAGCCTGCTCTGTAGTAAGAATCTGATACTCCGCAAACAAGATACCCAATAGCTGAGCTTGTTTTCTTTTGTTCAGTGTGATACCCTTCATAGACTCTTTGTCTGCACAAAGTTGGTTATAATACATATGTGCATTAGCTATTTGCTCTTGTATGGTTTTAATTGTTTCTTCATCAGCAGTTCCAGTATGTTTACGAGCCCAGCTTCCCATATCTCCACAAACCATAGAAGTACCTGTCAAGTTGATATATGCACCAACACCACATTTAAACCTTACTTGTTTGTTATAACTGTTTGTCCAAGCAAACATCATTGATAGCTCAGGGTCATTATTATAATTTAATCTGTAAATTCCATGAGCAATTTGTCCATCAGCAGTACATCTGTACTCCTCACTAATAACACCAAAACCTGCAGCAGCAAGCTCAGTATATACATAATCCATAACAGATTGGTGACTAATTACAGTATAAGTAGCACCATGATTTGGTAAAGGCACACTAACTAAGTGCGCCTTTGTACATTCAGCAATT